AAATATTTAGCTCTTAAATTTATATTTGATAATAACTATCTAATATCTATTGAATCTGCTAATTATTCTACTGGTTTTGATTGGGATTCAATTATATGGGAACCTTTATCTCAACACGAAGTAAATAAATTATATTTTATTGACAATAACACCGGAAAAGCTATGTATATACAAAAATTTATGAAATCTTAATATGAAATACTTAAAAACATATCAATTATTTGAAAATATTATAAGTGAAAAATTATATCACGGTAATAGAAAAGGCGATTTTCCGCCTACTCACAAAAAATTTGGTGCTATATTTTTAACCAGTAACTTAAACTTTGCAAAAACGTTTGCAGCACAAGATCAAGATGAGAGAGAAGAGTTTCCAGATGGAGGAGTTTGGGAAGTAAAATTAAAACCTAATCTAAAAATTTGTGACTGCAGCCAAATAGAAACAATGAAGGAATTGGATTTAAAATCAATATTACAAAAAATGATAGATGATGAATATGTAGATCCAGTAAATGGTAAAAAATTCAAATCAGATAGAGGCAAAGGCTTCACAGGATTTGATTATGATACCGAAAAAGAATTTGACTTAGAAGATACCTCACAGACTGTTTATTATTATCTTAGGCAAATAAAGTATGGCGGTTGGCTGATAATAGAGTGCCAACCTATCATTAAGGCAATTAAGGATAGACAATACGATGGATATGAGGTTACTGAAGTAGGTTCTAAAAATGTAGCAATATTTGAAGAGTCATCAATTGAAAGTTTTGATAAAATAATTACAAATAAAGATTCTTTAATTAGTGAATCAAAAAAGCCAAAAGGCTCTCCAGCCTGGCATGATTCGGATGCGCCTGATGCAAATGGTAAATTTAAAACACTTGGAATAAAGGCACTTGCCGCATGGTTAATAAGAACCAGAAATAAAGATATGCAAAAGATTACCGGTAGCATTAACCAACAGGTTGTGTTTAACCGTAAAAAGAATCCAGCTTATGCAAAAAAGATGGAAAAGGTTAGAGCTGAAGTAAAACGTCAACTTGGTAAAAAATAATAACCTATGAGTCTGCCATTTCAAGAAACCGAGCTAGACAGTACAACCTCGATCAGGGTATTCGGTGCAGATATTGATCCGATTGAGCTTATGTGGCACAGAGACGATGAGGCCCGCACAATTGAAGCTATTAATTTTACAGATTGGCTCATACAATTAGAGAATTGTTTGCCTTTTGCAATAGATCACTCTATAAATATTAATAGACATGAATGGCACCGACTAATTAAGGGATCAGGCAGTTTAACCCTAAAAATTATAAAACATAAATATGAAACTTAATATTGGCGATAAGGTTATTTTTCGAGCCAGTGCCGAGGAGCAACAAAATGCACTATTTGAATTAATAGATGGAGCATCAGCTACGGTAACTGAAGTTGACTCGCCAATTTATGCACCGCATATTAAGTTTGTTGAGATAAAATTAGATGAACCAGTTGAACTTAACGGAGAAATGGTTAAAATGGTTAGTGGCTTAGACCCAGATAATATTGAAAAATTAGATGCAGTATCTGAATCTAAATTGGCCAGAAATAAAGATAAAAAGTCTTTAAAAATAAAGAAAAAATCGGGCCGTAGGCTAATTTCTGAATTAAATGAACTTGCTGTCTATAAATTTAGTGATTGGGAATTAACTAAACTGCTTTAAACTAATATAATTAGATAATGATATACGCAAATTCTTTTAGTCAATTTAACGAGGCTAATTCAACCGAACCTGAAAAGCCTAGCGAATTATCATGGTATTATGGAATAGCGGACTGTCACGGGCTTGAGTCTTTTATTAAAGAACCTAAACGTGAGGTATGGACCGAAGTTGACTTTTTTAAGTCGATTGGGGTATCTGATATAGGTTCAGCCGAGTTAGACGATAAAAAAGCATTTAATGGTGAATTAGGTAGGATGAAGTCGCGGTGTAGAGCAAATATGCAGAAGCACCCGGTTATATACCGAGTGCTAATGGAACCTAAAGATGCTGATATGGTACAAGATCAACTAGCCAGGCGTACCGACGAAGGATATATTATGGGACTTAAGATTGTAAAAGCAAAGGCCAAAGGGATTCCCGAATTAATTAGCGGAAGCGGTGAAAATTCAAAATCACCCAATACAAGACACAGGCCCGAAGAACCTAAAGAGACTCCTGACCAACTTAAAAAGAAATGGGCTATGATTCCAAATCCTGATTTGGAATTTTCAGAGCCTGATGTGGATCCTATGCACAGGTAACGTGTGGTTATTTCTATATTAATTTTTCGCTAATAAATAATATTAAATAGCAATTTTAATCTATGTCTTTTTTAGATGCATTAGGCGATTTATTTTCTGGGTCCTATAATAAATTAGGCGGACTTACTGAGGATATTACTGATAAATCACGAGTTGATCAAATCTTTAGTGGAATTAATTATTTACAAGCACTATCTAATTTTGATAGAAAGAGCTTACGTACTCATTTAAATAGCGGAGAATTTCAGTATTTTCCGAACAATGATCCCCTTAAACAATCTAATAGTCTTGGTAATAAATCACTTCAATCTTCAAGCACTGACTCTATTTTTAATAAATTTTCAATTTTTGCATATCAAAATTTTGCGTCAGGTGGTTCATATAAACCTGAATATCATTTTATTGGAGCATATAATTCGGATACTAAATTAAAAGCGGACACGTCTGATACAATTTCGTCTAAGGTTAATCTAATAGCGGCAGCTAGAGAAATAATGGCAATACGAGATAAGAATAAAACATATGGTGACACTATGGCCTATAAAGCCAGGACAAATAAATCTGCAGCTATTAGAAGAACCGCTACTACATTAATTAATCCAAATGTTAAAAATATTATTGAATGGGCAAATCAAACCTCAGCAGTTTCAGTAACAGGTTTTCAGCCGTATGCAATGACAGATTTTATGTTTTGTAGAAATTATGGAAAAATTCCAAACAATCGACTGGTTACACTGAGGCGATATCCATTTCCAATGGATGATCAAATAAAAATGCTTCAGAATGGTGTCTATAAAAGCCCAATTCCAATAGCACAAGCCGTAACTTGGTTTGGTGGAGATACGGGCAATGTATTATCATCAATTGGTGTACAGAATTGGGGTATGAGTTATAAAGAATTAATAACAACAGAGCAAAAGATTGAAGGTAATGAAGTAACGGTAGATTCACTACAAAAACTAGTTGAAGGGCTTGGTGGTGGTAAAGTTGCAGAAGGAGTGGTTAAAGGTCTTAAAAATATACTGGTTGGCTTTGGAGAATCTGATGCACAGTTGCAACAGCTGAGTGGAATGGAAGAAAAGTTCCAAGCCTACGCTAGGAATCTATATACAACAGATGGGCCATATTGGAATAGAATTTTTGGGCCGGTTAATGTTGTTGATAGAACAATGCAGAGAACTAGAGGAATGCAGGTCGCAACTTATTCAGCCGTATTTACTTTAAATTTCCATTATCAATTTAGATCATTTAATGGACTAAGCCCAAAGATTGTTGCCCTTGATCTTATTTCAAGCTTTTTAAATTTAACATATAATGATGCCCAATTTTTAGGTCAATTAGCTAGATATTTTCCAAAACTGGGTTTAAAATTTAACCCAACTATCACTGAGCAAATCGGTAAATTAATACAAACAGCCGGCATGTCATTTAATGCAGATGTAGCTGGGCAATTACTTGCCTTAATTAAATCAGCAAGCCAATCAATTACAGCAGCTTCATCTTTATCAAGATCTAAAGATCTGGTATCCCGTCTAAAATCAGGATTACAAAACACGGTTCAGGCAACGGTTATGTCAGTCCTTAAGCCGGCAATGCCTGAGATACTTTCATTTAGATCAGCTCTATCTGATAGACCGGTTGGTGAATGGCACTTAGTGGTAGGAAATCCAATGAATCCAATTATGGTAATGGGGGATTTACTTTGTAGTAATTGCAAAATGGTATTTGATACAGAAATTGGGCCTGAAGATTTTCCAACTGGAGTAACTTTTACGGTAAGCTTACAACAAGGTAAACCGCGAGATAAAGTTGCAATTGAAAGAATGTTTAATTTAGGAGAGAGCCAATTAATGAGAAATAAATTAAAGGATCCTGCAAGTGCAGCTGATACATTTGGAGAAGAAAATACTAAAAGGTTTGAAGACTTAAAATCTGGTATAGATAAAAAAGACATAGCAAAAACCGTTGAGAATAAAAGTTTTCAGCAATATCAAAATAGAGTTAGAAAATCATATGGATATAAGGCAGGTGGCGATTCATCTGGTAAAATTAATCAAAGTAACGGCGATGTTAATGATTCATTGTTATATATGTATTTTGATAAATTATTTGATAAGCAATAAAAATATTAATTGTTATAAATGTTAAATTTAAAGACGCTATTAAATAAACAGTCATTTACTAAACTAAATGGAGACAAGGTCGTTGATTTGGTTAGGCGATCAGTTTCGTTTTTGGGAATTAGATTAAATTCTGGTATTACATATCAAGTAACTGATGAAAGCGCAATGCGAGCAGATCTTATTGCAAACTATTACTATCAAGACTCATCAAACTGTGATTTATTATTAAAATATAATGGTTATTCCAATCCATTTGCTATAGATATTAATGATGTAATTCGAATACCTGAAACTACAACACTAAGTTCGTATGGAGAACCTGGTTCACTATTAGAGATTGGAAAACCACGTAAAAAGAAAGCAACCACTGTATTTCAGCCAACTACTAAACAGGATAAACGTAGACTTGCTTTTTTAATTAAAAAGGCTGGAGTTGGAACTGCCCCAATTCCTCCAAATATTGCAATTACCAATGGAGTTACTATTTCAAATGGTAAAATTATATTTGGAACAGATGTTACTAATATCAAAAAAGAAGACTGCCCAGAACCAATTTCACGAACTAAATTAAAGGAATCACTGCTTAAAAATAAAATAAATAATTAAAGTGGCAATTATTTTAAAAAAGCTTGATCCAAAAATCCAGCCAAGTCAAATTGAACTTAGAGATCTTGAAAGCCCAGAATCTAAAAATAAAATTACTTCACCTAGTACAGTTGGCTTCAAGCAAAATAGCGGACTAGGCGAACCTCTTGTACAAATAGGTAGTATTAGATTAGCTCCTGGCCAAATTAGGTCATTAAAAATTTTACAAGATGAATTTGTTCCACGAATAATAATTACGCTTATTGATAGGGATTCAGAATTTAGTGCTGGAAAATTTCCTATTTCAAATATATTAATTAGTGTATTTATAAAATCGGCGGTTAAAAAGCTTAAAAATTTTTCTTGTGATTTTATAATAACAAATATAAACTCATTTAATATATCAGATAGGGATATTCAATATACATTCACTGGAGATATGCATATTCCAAAATTGCATAACAATATATCAAAAGCATTTAACCAAGTTACATCACGTGATGCACTATTACTAATTGCAAATGATTTACAACTTGGATTTTCCGACAATTTAACTGAAAATACCAATGATAAAATGACTTGGTTAATTCCAAATTATTCATATAAATCTGCAATTACTCATATTAGTAAACTTGCATATAGTAATGAAACACAATTTTTTGAATGTTTTATTGACCGATACTATATGCTAAATTTTATTAATATAGAAAAACAGTTTGAAAAATTAGATGAGGACTTAAACATTGCATATATTTTAGGGGATTCAAGTAATATAGGCGGAGCTGAACGAGCTAATCCTGATAAAGATTCGCTTGAACCAGCAAGTATGCCATTACAAATTACAAATTATCCAGGATTTCGTGATACTGAACTTTTTATACTGGAATATTCACTAGTTAGTAATCATGGAGAAATTTTAAAAAATAATTCATTACAGCGAAATTTATATTGGTATGATCACGGCGGAAATATTGATAATGAATTAACTAAAACCTCTGACTTAGATTCAGATAATTTTAATGAACAGTTTATTGAGCCGCTAACTGGAAAACAGGATAATAATGGAACGCTTCCTCAAACAACTAGTGTTTCTGAATTTTTAGATAAAAAAACGGTAATCGGTCAATGGGTTGGAATTGATTATGGAAATGCTCATACTCATTATAAATTTTCACAATTAATAAATGATCATAATCATAAAGATATTGAAAAAAATATGCTAAAGGTTAAATTATTTGGATTTAGCCATAATATTATTAGAGGAAGTAGGTTAAGGGTTGAAATTTATATTGATCGAGAATCATCTGATATAGCAGAGAGTAACAGACTTGATGATGACTCAACTATTGAGCAATCTAATGAAATTTCAGATTATAAAGGAAATACTGAGCAAATATTACGTGATAGCTTTTTATCAGATTCATATTATGTTAAAACAATTAATTATAGTTATATGAATGGAATATTTGAAACTGATCTATTATTAACCAAAAGAAATTGGATACCAAGTATTAAAAATAAAATTAAAACCTAATGGCTACTAATTTAGCAATACCAATAAACGGAATTAACCGAAATGATACGTTTATTAAATCAGCAATGGATGATTTACAAGATCCATTATTTTTAACATTTAAACTTGATTTTTTTCCAGAAAGAGAGTCTTTTCCAAAAGGCGATGGATTATATAGTAGCAGTTTACTTAAACAGCCTGGAGTGTTTGATGCAGTAGATAAAGGCCGGGATCAAGGAGGTACCGTTGAATATTCTACCCAAGACTGGCTACAACAATATTACGGAACTGACTATTTAAGTGAAAATATTAAACAAGGTCACCCTAATCCATACCTAGCACTGTATAAATTTAGAGAAGGACTGCGAGTATTACAAGATATGCCATGGTATTTCCAGTCTATTACTGGAGTTGGAGATCTTTGGAAAAGTGCACATACTGGAATAACAGATGGATATAAGAAACTGACTAGTGGTGGCTTAACTATTAACTGTTTAGAATCAGTAATGCAGCCACTGACTGACCTAGCTGAAAATTATAGATATGCAATGTATGATCAAGACCGATTATCATATAGAGTTCCAGAAAATTTAAGATGGTTTGATTTGGTAATTGATCTGGTTGAAATTAGGGAGATTGTTGATCGCGGTGGTAATATATTTAAAACAGACCGTAAAGGTAATGTATTAGAGGGAATAAAGGTAATTCAATTTAGGTGTAAAATGTGTGAATTTGACTTTAGTGATTTCTTAAGTCCGGTTGGGGTAAGTGATTTTTATTCATATACTTCAGATAAACCATTTTATCCAAGTTTTAAAATTAAAGTAGGTTGGGTTAATCAAGAAGAGGTTAGTTTACAAGATGCCGCTGACCTAAAAACAGTTGGAACATTTTCAGCACTATCAAATATAGTAGGTAACCGAATTAATAGATTTATTCAAGGTGCAGGCAGATTACCTGGACAATTAATTGGGTCAGTACTTAATCCATTAACCTCAGGTCTTGTAGGTAATGTATTCGGTAATGCATATGAAGGAGTTGCATCAGATCTTAAAAACATACCAACACGAATAAGACCTGGTGTTAGACCTATTGCAGATAGACCTATTCCATATGATACTGCAATATTAGCTGGATTTGCTGATGCCTATCCAGATTCTCTTGAAGAAGCTGGTATTATTAAACGTGGACCACCAAATAGATTTAATCCAAATCCGCCTCCTCAAAATATATATGATGCTGAGATATTAGCTGGAACAGCCGATGTCTATCCAAATTCAAATAGAGAGCCGGTAATTGGGCCTCCAACTGGCAATGCGTATTCTAAACTAACTGAGCCAGCCGCTGGACCTCCAATTGGCAATGCGTATTCTAGCCTAACTGCAACAGCCGCTGGACCTCCAACTGGAACGGTTTATCCTAATCGAACTGAGCCAGCCGCTGGACCACCAACTGGAGATGTTTATCCTAATCAAACTGAGCCAGCCGCTGGACCTCCAACTGGAGATGTTTATCCTAATCGAACTGAGCCAGTCGCTGGACCGCCAACTGGAACGGTTTATTCTACGTAAACAAACTAGTGTTAAATAATAAACCCATTATTAAATTATAGTATAATATTAAATGAATTACCACGAAGCCCAAGCAACATCAAACACTGATCATAATTTTAATGCCTATTATATAGGAAAAGTCGAGGCAATAGACGATCCTAAATTTGAAGGGCGATGTAAAGTTAAAGTATTTTCACTATTTGATGATATGGATATTGCTGATTTACCATGGGCAACACCGGCAGCAAAGCCTACAGTTTTTGGACAAGATGCGCGGGCTGGGTCAATTTCAATTCCAAAAATAGGTGCAGTAGTTGGTGTTAAATTTAATAATGGAGATATTTATTCTCCAGAATATTCTCAAGTTCAAGAATTAGGCGAGGATATTAAGGAAGAATTAAAAAAAGGTAATACTCCAGAAACATTTAGAAAAAAATATGAAGGTTCTCATTTTATCCTATTTGATGGTGATGAAGAAATTAAATTTTGGTTTGACCGAGAAATTGGTTTACAAATGGAACTTAAGCAGTCATTTATTAGAATTGATAATGAAACTTCAAATATTTTAATAGAACATAAAGACAATCATTCTCAAATTGGACTAGAAAATACGGTTATTAGAATAGTTGCGGATTCTGAAGTTAGAATAACCGGAACCTCTAAAATTACTGCAACTTCAAAAACCGCTCATATAAATTCAAAAACAACAATCCTTGGCGCAAGTGGAGTACAGTATAGTGCAGTATTGGGAGAACCTCTTTTTGCAATACTTAAAGTAATGGCTGCAACAATTGATGCAAAAGTACCGTCTACGGCTGGAGCACTAAGTTCGGCAGTAGATGCAGCAAAAGTTCAAGTTCTGTCTAGAACAGTAACAATTGGAACTTAAGAAACTATCTTAAATTCATTTTCACAAGAAATTAAGGGTGTAGATTTAGTAATTGAGTCTAGATCGCCAAGGTGAGCTCCTTTAAATTGAAGCAGCCCTGTTAATTTTGCACTGTCAATACTATCAGCCATTTCAGAAAGTTTATTTCGGTCTGGAAAATATCGACTTGATGCTAAATATTTAGATAAGAGGTCAGCCCTAACCATTTCCATATGATGCATTGAAATTTGACTGCGCTCAAATATTCTAGACTTAAAATATGAATCGTCTATCATTCCGCGAGTAGGGTCAATGCCTGAAAAAATAAATTGACTTGCATGGTGTCTGGATTGTGAGGTTATTCGATAAATAAATGGAACTCTCCATCTGGCATGACCTCGGTGTAGAGTTGGAGTAACATAGTTTATATAGTGAACCGCTGTTGCATCTAAATTAAAAGTTTCAATTTCAGCCTTGGCCCAGCTAAACTCAGAGTCTCTATAAAACTCGTCTGCGTCCATTGAAAGGTAATGAGTTGCACCTAATTTAAAGGCAAGTTCAAGACAACCTTGGCGCTTTACTAATTCAAATGACTTTGCCTGTAAAACTTCAGCTGGCGAAATTAATGAGCTTGGCTTAAAATTTTTAAATTCAATAAGTTCATCAATTAAGCCCAGATTTTGTAGCCTAGTAAGAGTCGGGATAAGTTCAGGATTCGCTAAGGTTCCTCCCCAAGAGGTGGTTTGATATGAGACTATTATAATATCAACCTGCAATCGGATTGACCGCAGAGAGGCTTCTAGTGTTTCAAGTCCATCAAATACTACATATCCTGCTGCAAGTTTCATGAGTTTAATTTACTCTATTCAACGGTTATTGTTTCGCCACTTTGTCTAGCGCCTAATTGGTCGGCAAACACTGCTTTATATTGTACATATTCTCTAGTAGGATAACACTCTCCATAATTAGAAAACATTAATTGGTATATATGGAAATCTAAAGCCGCAGTCATTGGAGATGGGTACCAAATATTTTTATCTGTAAAGTTTGATCTTCTAAATGTAACTTGGGTAGAATCACATTTGCCGGCTGGTGCAGTAGGCCCATGGTCTATATTTAGACTAACCGTTAACCTAACTTTTTCTATTTTTTGAAAGTCTTCAGTGGCAGTTTCAATTGAACCAGTTGTTGGATTATAGTATTTAACAAATGAATAAGACCAGTTAATTGTAGGATTTTCAGTATAGAATTTATCTAATTTATTTAGTCCATCTGATATTAGTGCATCATCATCACACAGAATAACTATAACATCTGCATCAGAATTTCTGATTGATTCATTCATAAAATGGCCATGCCTAGATCCGCCAACTGATTTCTTTATTTCGTCAGTATCATAGGTTGGAATATACGTTATTTTAGAATTATCTAAGCCGGCAGTTAAGAGAGTTTCTTTAAAAGAATCATCCCCAGAATCATCAATAAAATCTACATGCCAATTTTGATATTGTAGATTTTTTATACTATTTAAAGCATTAAATACCATTACTGGCCGCTTGTAATAGGCAAGAATGATTAAAAATTTTATATTTTCCATTATAAACCTCCAGTTATTTTTATAGTTGAGCCATTAACATACTCCGTATCAATCAAATATTTAATTGTGTTTGCTATTTCTTCAGGTTTACCTAATCTTTTTGCAGGAATAGAGTTCACAATTGTTTCTATAAAGTCAGGGCTTAATGTATAGGTTAAACCTCCATCCATATAACCTAATTGAATGCAGTTAGCAGTTATACCGGTTGAAGCATTTTCCATAGATATGGTTTTAACTAAATTTTCCATATATGCTTTAGATGCAGCATATACCCCGGTGCCCATTACATTACGATCAACTGTTATGCTTGATGCAATTATAATTCTTCCAAATCTTTGCTCTCTCATAGATTTTAAAGCTCGAGTAATACTTTGGGTTATACCGGTTATATTGATATTGATTTGTTTTAACAATTGGTTATCCGTATCATTTGTATATTTATGCATAAACGAATTATAATTGTAATTATTAAAAATAATTAAGACTTCAATATCTTTATTATTTTTAAAGTACGAGTCTATTGTTTCTAAATTTTCAAAATTAACAAGCTTAGAGCCGACTACATCAATAGTATGTTCAGTTAAGTAATTTTTAACTTGGGATCCAAGACCACTCGTACCACCAAAGAATGCTATTTTTCTCATATTGTATGATTAAGTATATTTTTTGCCGATAAGTCTTTATCTGAAAATTCGCCTTTACTTCGGTTTGAAAATAATGGTGAATAGTAGTGGTCACAACCTTCAAAATAAAAGTGAGTGGCTTGAGCATATCTAGTAGAGTCAGGATTAGTGATCGGAGCTCCACCATGTAAAAGATTTGAAGCCCATATCAAAGTTTGCCCTTTCTTTCCTAACCAATTAACCTTTTCTTTTTTCATAGCTTTCATTAATTGAATTAAGAAGTTTTCGTACTCTTGATAATTTTCAAATTGAGAACCGAATTTTGGTTTTTCCAAATTTATTGATTGAAAATCGTAAAAAGGTAATTTGTGACTGCCTGGTACTATATTAAGAGGACCACAATCTTCAGTCATATCCTGTAAAGCGGTCCAGGTACCAACCATCCACCGTTCCGGCTGAGTGTAAAAATGAATAGCATCTTGATGTAACGGTTGATTACTACCTTTTAAGAAGTTAATAGTTTGAAACGGTATAGGCTTTCTTCCATAAAGTAATTCCAGGGTAGATATAATTTTTGGGTGCCTTGCCAATTCTAAAATAAATGGATTGGTTTTCCAGCCTTCAAAAATTCTAGGCGAGTCTGAATAGTGATATCTAGGATCTTGCGTTTTAATATTCTCAAGTTCTTTATTGACTAACATTAACAGATTATCAATATATTCATCAGTTAAGTCTAAGTCAACTACAGTATAACCGTTTTTGTTATAATATCGTAGGATTTCTTCTTCCTCTTTAGTGTAGTTGGAGTTCTCCATTATTGAATCAAAAAAAGGAGACTCAATCCATGGAATATCCATGGTATTTTTATCAATTAAATAGTTTTTCATTTGCTTTTATTTATTTCCTACAGTATATATGAATTCTAATTCATCTACCGATTTTATTGAATATGGAAATTGACTACTATGATTAGTGTAGTTATCACATAAACAGTTAAAGTCAGGATGGTTTTTTAATACCTTCCCTTCTACGTTTAATCGACCTGTAAATTCTATTTCTAAATTTTCAAAATAGCCATAACTATTTATTGATTCTCTGTGCGCCGGTAATATATCATTTATGATTGAGTCTTTGGTATAAACATAAGACATCCATTGAGTTGAGGTTAATCCACAACCTCCGCCTGAATGCATTTTACTGGAACTACTATTAATCGTATAGTCAGAAATTGGAGCTAACGAAACAAAACTAACGGTATCTTTATTACTTTCAAAAAAGTCTACAAAAGACTTCATATATTGGTCCTTATGTATTAAAACATCATCTTCACAAAAGAACCAATGTGTGTAATCATTTTTGTATCGATAAAAAGAATCAAAATAACAGCCAAAAGAAGCTCCATAATTATCTCTATTAAAGACGATTATCTTTCCATTTTTAGTTGGTAGGTTATTGTATTTAGCCAATGCACCATCTAGTTCAGGATTTCCACAATTATTAACAGATATGATAACGTCAGTTGAATATCCATTGTCTATATTAATTTCATTTTCAATAACCAAATTAACAAATCCTAGTATATCTTTAGGATTGTTGTTGCTATCTCTTCTTTCTCCAAAATAACAAGCTATGACTTTTGCACATTTAATCATTTTGGAAATTTACAAAAATTTGGATCGTTAGCTAGATTAATAACGTTTTCTTTGTTTCTTGGTTTATGTAGAGCTAGAGGATTTCCTAAATACACATTCCAAGGTTCAAGAATATTTTTTGTATAGATAAAACTCTTAGCACCAACTGTGCAGCCTTCAGGAATTTTAACGCTTGGCATAACCATAACATCAGATGCAATACCTGAGTAATTTTCAAATGTTATATCGCCTCTGAATATTTTGTTTTTACCCCAATACTCATTAACTGGTCCAAATTCTCCTGAATAATCTTCAGATGCACAAAATAATTTAGAACCATATCCAATAAATACCCAATCTCCTAATGTGATTTTGTGGTTACTTCCACCACCTAATACTGCATGTGAACATATTTGAATATTGTCACCAGTTTCTAGTGCAGTTGTTATCAAGGTAAAAGGATCAATCCTTACATTATTACCTAAGTGTACGTTTTTAGGATTTGTGAATATAACATAGTGTCCGATAAACACATTTTCTCCACAAGAGCCCAATTCTTTTTTTATTTCTTCATTCCATCCTATCATAATTTATTTAGTTATTTTAAAAATTTCGTGAACATGTTCTCCCTGTGCGGTAAATGATATATGTTTATGTATTTTAAGATTATTATTTTTACAATAGTCATTTAATTCTGATTCTTGTATATAACTTTTACCATAAAATCGTTCCCATATATGTGGTTCAGGACTTTCAGTTTTACTAAAGTCAGATGTAAAACAAGAAAAAATTATGTCACAGTTTGGGTTTTTATCAAAAACTTTAATTAATGTGTCTAATATCTGAGTAATATCACTAATAAGTAGATGAGTAAACACCGATATTAAAATAATTGAATCTATTTGTTTTGAAAGACAAAAATCTAAATCATCGTTAATTAATCCTAAAAAAACCCTTTCATCTTTAAACAAATTTTTACCTAAAGCTATTCTTTCTTTTCCATGAGGTGTATTAGGTTCTAATCCATAGTAGTTAAAGTCGGATAATCTCTCACTTATAAAGTTACTTAAAATTCCGGCACCACACCCATAATCTAACACTGAAAAACCATTTGTAAATTTATCTTTAGCCGCATCTAAAAAACAACACATTCCAATTGACGCTAATGGTTCAATATTAGTACCACCATATGAAATTGCTGGTGGATTTGTTACAATCGGATTAGCGTTTTTAACTGACCAAAATAAATCCCATATTTCCATTACCATCCTTTTTTTATACATTCAACAATATATTGTCTCTCTTCTTCGGTTATCCACCAGCCAACTGGAATTGAAACAACTTTACCAATTGTTTTATCCAATGCAGGCAAACCGGTTTTAAATTCTCTTACGCATGAGTGCTTATCATTTCTTTCATGAACTTGAGAAACTACAATTCCACATTCTTGCATATGCTTCATAAATTTTTCACGATCATCAACTAAAAGGCTGTATATCCAAAATGCTGATTCATGACCTTCATGTCTTTTAAGTAGAGTTACTTTGCTAACGTCTTTTAAATTATCATCGTAATATTTTGCATTACTTTGGTGTTTAGCAATAATTTCTTTTGCCGATTTAAGATTTTCAATACCTACAGTTGCACATACGTCATTCATATGGAATTTAAAACCCCATTCTTCAATATCAGATTCGCATCTAAAATCTTTTCGGTTTCCTTCTCTATCAATACCGTACCATCTAATTAATTTAGACCTATTGTAAAGTTCTCTATGAGGCAGAACTAAAACTCCACCGTCAATTGCGGTTATGTGTTTGATTGCCTGTAGCGAATACATAACAATATTATTATGATTTCCTAGATATTTACCTTTATACTTTGTTCCTAGTGAATGTGCGCCATCTTCAATTACAGCAGGTTTAAATCCATGTAAGTTTTTAGCCTTTTCTTGAATTTCTTTAATTCGATCTAAGTCGCTAGGATATCCGCCCCAATGAACTAACACAATAGCTTTGGTTTTTGACGTAATTTTTCTTTCTAAATCATCCAAGTCCATATTTAAAGTAGTTGGATCTATATCAACCCATTTTATGTTTAAGTTGTTAGCTAGGATTGGGAAGTTTGAAGCCGTACAAGTTAAGGCTGTTGCTAAAACCTCGTCGCCTTCTTCAATACCTGGCCAATAATTTTCTGAATTTTGATTTCCTACCGGTTTCTTAAGTAGGTGTAAGGCTAAATGTAGTCCAGACGTACCAGAATTTAAAGTAACAACATAGTCTCTATCTAAAAAAGTTTTTAGATTAGATTCGAATTCATCTACTTTAGGACCTTGTCCTATGAATCCACTGTTTAAAACTTTTCCAACTTCTTCAGCAGCGGTTGGTGCCATAAACACTTTAAATAATGAAATTTGCTTTTTTTCCATAAATTTATTTTTTTTTAGTTATATGTTTTTATTTATTGTTAATTATTTTAAATGCCTCTTCAGCTAAGTTTTTGGCATGAAATCCAAATGTATCGGTTGGAACATGAGTACTATCCATTGGTATTTCTACTGCAAATCTAGTGGCAAGTTCAACTGGGGCAATAGTCAAACCGGCATCTGCAATTTCAGTTTTATATACAACGGCAATAAGAACATCTTCATTTAACGTGCAGTTTAAGTTTTTTGTAAATTCTAATAATTTTTTACTACGTAAAGAGAATCCTCCATTTCCAACTTGCGAGCCAACAGTTGGCCAACCTATATACAGGGGCCATGGTGCACCAATATAGTCATATTTTAAAAAGTCAGCTGACCATAACTCTGGATTAAGAATAAAGCCGTCATCTTGAAAAACTAAACAAAATTCAGTATCTACATAACTATGTAATTTATTAATACAAAATTGTGAATATTCTTGAATTGTCAGCGGTTCAATCTGGATAAATTCAACTCCATCTACCATTGGATCCTCTAAACTTATCATTTTTATTTTACCAAAAGTTACACAAGATAACATATACTTTAAAATAGTTTGATAATTGGCTTGCCTGGCCGGGTCAACAGGTCGCCCGTCTATACAAATTGCAGTTACATTAGATAGGTCAAGTTTCATAATTTAGTTATATAATTTTATGTAATCTAAAATTTCGTTAGGTATATTTCCAATTTGGTTATCTTTACTGATACCAAAATTTTCTTCTAGCCTTTTTTTAAATATTTCCATTCCAGAATAAAATGTATTTTGATTTTTATTATCTATGTGATCTTTATCACGATGACCTTGTGTATAGTGTAAGTGATTAAAAATAATATTATGTGCGTGTATTAAGTATCCTTCTAAATGAGCAACGCACGTTAAATCAGTATCACAAAACATATGTTCATATTCTGGATAATATATCCAGGATTTTCTTTTTAAATATTCAGAAGAAAAAATTGGCATGGTGATTAGGTCAGTTCCAATACAGTCGCTAGTTTTAATTATAAATACCGTATTACCTTCTCCAATACAGCTAATAATTTTTTTATCCCAGCCAGTAAAACAGTCAGTATCATCTGATATAATAAAAATTAAATCGCCGTCTATGTGCGGTTTACATCTATTTATAGCCTGAACGGTATTTGTATTGTCATTAATAATTAATTTTATTACTACATCAGTATATAAGGTAAGATCATTTAATACTTTTGTATACTGATCCTTTGTTGGATCAGTTTCATCAATTGATATTATAATAGAAAGATTTTTTGGATTACTAGATTCTTTTATAAATTTAGTAAGGACTTCTACTAGATTAGTAGGTCTTTCTCTAGAAGCAGCGACTAAATTTATTTTCATTTTTTTATCATATTATATATTATATCATCAGCTGAGTCTAAAGATTTAACTCTTTCTAAATTTTCAATAATATATGGCATCATTGATTCATAAAGGTCTGGAGTTAATGAGTCTACTCCTTTAAAATCTTCCCAAAAAATTATTCCATTTGGATTAAAATCTTCACTAACCTTTTTGGTACCCCAATAAATTGGAATAGTCCCAGTTGCAAAACAGTCAGTTATTTTTTCAGTGTAATACTTATCGTATACTGCATTTTCAAAAGTAACTGAAAAACGATAGTCTTTTAGGGCAGGTAATTTAGATCTCCACCAGTCTCCACTAGGGCCAATACCTTGACCTATTCTTTGAGAACCATGTGCTCCACCAAATAGATCAATTTTATCTTTTAACTGGTCAGCAATTTCTAACCTAAATTGATGGCCTTTGGTTCTTGACTTTGGTGAACAAATCATTGAACAAGATTTTGTTTTTTGATAAATCTTCATTTCATCTAATTTTGTCCATGGTAAATTTGAACCCGGTGGAGCATATATGAAAAATGGATCGGTTAATAAGGTTTCATCACATGTAAAAATTCCACTAAAATATTTTTTATAATGTTCAATATTTGATTTTATTTTTCGGTATTGATCATCACAAATATCTCTAGATTCACATAGCCAGCCAAATTTAGTTGGAGTAGCTCTATCGAATAAGCCTTGATCAATTGCTCCATCTATATAAATTTTAATAGTTGAAGGCCCAGAGGTCCACTTAAATAATTTAGGTGATAAATTTGAACACGAAGAGTATTCCTGCGGAAATGGTAAGCCTATTCCTGTTATTTGTTCCATATTTTATCCCAGTTTTTTTCCCAATTATAATCTTCAGTTATTTCAATATCAGTAGAGTTAAGCTCTTTAGTTAAAAAATCATAAAAAAATATTTGATTACCGGATTCAACTATTAACTGTTTTAAATATTTTGATTTAGAGGCTTTTAATGATTCATCAAAACAAAATCTAATTCTACTGGTATTTGAAAAATTTAATAGACATGAATATGCATTAATAAAAGCTGAGTCCTTTATCTCGGTAAACTTGATATTAAAAGTTTTAGTACCGGCACTGATATTCCAACGTTGATTATCGGTTAGTGAATTTACTTTTCTAAAAACTTCACCTTTTTCTGGCATATTACTATTTCCATTATCAATATATCGACCATGAACAAAATCCATCCAATTATTGGATAATAATTTAACTGAAAATTCACTTTCTAATTTAGGAATAACATAGTGTTTAATTGCATCATGGTCTAATTCAACAATGCCTTTTGCTAGTGCACAGCTACTATGAATTACCCATTCTCTAATTACCTTAAATGCCCCAATTGTGTAATTAAAAAATATAGGTGAAGCCTTTATTCCAGTCATATCTCCGCTATGGGTTGCCATGGCCAAGTCTTCACCTATATCATTAAATTCAGCAAATGGCTCCTTAAATGTAGTATCGCAGTCCATCCAAATTAATGACTTTTTATATTCAATTAACTTTTCTAAAATAAATTGAGGTTTCATTAAACAGTTTGAAGAATAGTCTCCAATTGGCTCTTTTTTTACAATATCGTGCTTTACTGAAAATTCAGCACACTGTCTTTTTAATTTTTCTGCAAAATTTAGATAATAGTTTCGGTTATTTGAGTCTGAATGAAAACTAACGATTAATGGGGTCATTTTTGCTAAGTTTGTTAACTTGCGTGATGATTTAATTAATGTAATTTCTTTAGTAATTGACGGGTCAGTGATTGATGGTTCATTGATTGATTGAATTGAATTAACAATAGATTTAGCAATTGATCCAGTTTTTTTAATAATTTTAGTTAATGAAGTAGATTTATTTTTATTAATATGAAGATCTCGTATTTGAAATAACTCTTTGAAATAAGGTTTTCCAACTGAATCAAAAAGATCAATTGCAATAAGTTTATCAATATTAGGAGAGGCAGTAGTAACCGGTTCCCTAAATATAAAATAGTGACTAATTGACTTGTCTGAAAAGGACGGTGAATTTGCAATAAAATATGAAAACATTCCAATAATTGACTGTACTCCAAAATCGGCAATCGAAAATGCAGCAGTTGCGGCATTCGCAACAGTACTATTTAAATTAACAGTAAATAGGCTAGATGAAATTGTTCCTGTATGGTTTTTATAAAAGGTATTTGCCGTATTGCTAATTGGAACTCTATTAACAATAAAAATATTTGGGTCAATTACTGTTAATCTATCAGCACCAGTATAAGAAAAGGCTGAAATAATTGATGGATTAATTATAAATTTACCAGTTGATCGTTTTTTTGCAAGTTTAGAGTTATAATCTGGATATAATTTAACTATATTAACTGATTGAGATAGGGCGGTTAATATTTTAGATGGAATTTCTGATTCTGAGCAAATTACTAAATGGTCAGGTTCTTCATCTAAATTATAAATAAGTGATTCTATATTTTTAACAAAAATATCAACTACATTTTCTGAATAATAGGTAAAAATTGCAAATTTCAAATCTAATATTATTTTTTTGATTAAATAAACTTAATTTATATACTTAGTAATATACTTTAAAAATAATATTAGATTTACGGTTTTGAAAAATTATTATGATATATTAGAAGTATCTAAATCAGCTGATCAGGATACAATTAAACAGGCTTATCGAACTCTATCAAAAAAGTTTCATCCAGATAAAAATCCAGATGGAGAGGCTAAATTTAAGGAGGTATCTGAAGCATATGATACACTAGGTGATGTTACAAAAAGAGCAACTTATGATAATCCACCGCGACAAAGCTATTCAAATTTTTCAGGTTTTAATACAACCTTTACTGATTTCTCTTTTGCTCATACTAATTTAGCAAATCTTAATATACAAATAGATCGTAATTTTAAAATTGCTGAATTAATGGCAGGAGTTGAGTTTACGGTTAATTATAAAATTTCAAAATCTAATTCCGCAGGGTCAACTGTTGAAGATAAGTCAATTAGAATAAAATTAAATTTATCAAATCAAGCCTATCCATTTACTCAGGTTGGTGCAGATAATGCAATTATTCTTAAAGTTAGAGGTGGAGGTTCTAGTCAAGTAACAAATAGTTCTGATTTTTTCGGAAGACCGATACAGTCTCATGTTAATGGAGACCTAATTATTAGAGTAATAATAGATCTACAGGGTTTATCAATAGATGAAAGCGACTTGGTACAACCGGTTGAAATTAGTTTATATGAATCACTATTTAATGATGAACTTGTATTGGAAAATCCATTAGGTAAAAAATACAGAATAAAATCATTTAATTCAAATAATTTATCAGATTTAAAGGTTACAATACCCGGCCATGGATTATTTGCACCAAGCGGAGCTACTGGGTCATACGTATTTGATATTAAAATAAAAAAAATAGACCTTTCTAAACTTAGCGAATCAGCTTTAGCCAATTTTAAAGAATTACTTAGTGAGTTTGATAAATAATGTTAGTATAGTTTATCTTTTTTAAGATAGTGCTATATAAATAATTAAAAAGTCTCACTAAATTGGCTAATACTACTATAACAAATTTAAATACAAAAAGCTTAGGTAAAGATCAAGTTTTTATTATTGAGAAAAGCAATCAGGCATTAGAAGCAACAACAAATGCAGATGGATCAATTATACTTGAGGGAATATGTGCAGTTTTTGGACAAAAAAATGAAAATAATCGCGTTTACGAAAAACAGGAGTATTTACCTCACTTAAGTTATCTAAATGAAAAAATAAGTAAAGGTCAACTGTTTGGAGAATTAGATCATCCTCAAAGTTTTGATGTTTCTCTTAAAAATGTATCGCATGTAGTTATAGGACTAGCACATGACGAACCTAGCAATAGTATAAAAATTCGGCTTAAAGTATTAGATACACCATGTGGTCGTATTGCAAAAACTCTAGTTCAGTCAGGCTGTACAATTTCAAGTTCGTCAAGAGCAGCTGGTCAAGTTGGAGATGGTGGAAAGGTTAAGTTGCAAAAAATATTTACATATGACCTAGTTGCTGAACCAGGTTTTTCACAAGCTTCACTAAGTCAAGTATCTGAAAGTTTAAAGGGTAATTATTCATCACTATTTGAATCATTAGATACTTTAAAAATGACTTCTATCACAAATAATTTAAAAGATATATCAGAAAGCTTTAGTTTTGAAGATTCTGTTAAAATATACCAAATAAATAACTCTGATATTATAAAAACACAACAAAATAACAAAAAGCACATGGCTACTGACTTTGTAACAAAAAATGAAATGAATCAATATTCTCAATTGGTTAAGAATAAATTTCAAAAACTTCAAGAGAATATTTCAAAGAATAATACTAAATTAAGTTCATTAAATGAAAATTCTGAAGATCCTCAAGTAACTGGTAAGTTAGTTGAATACGTTAATTATTTAGCAGGCGAAATGGAGAAAATGGTTGGATATACTAACTATTTGTCAACTATGTTAAATAAAGGAATTGACTATACTGAACATGTTGCTGAAAAGGTTAATAATGTAATTGACTATAGCGACTATTTAGCTGAAAAAGTAGAAAAGAATATTGGATATTCTGACTATTTAGGCGAAAAAGTTAATCAGTCTATTAATTATGGTGAGTATATTGCAGAGAATGTTGAAAAGACAATTGCCTATACTAATTATCTTGCTGAGAACGTAGATAAAGGAATTCAATACTCTGAATACGTTGCTGAAAGTGCAGAAAAAGGAATTAAATATTCTAACTACCTTGCAGAAAACTTAGATGCAGCAATTAACTACTCTAATTATTTAGGAGAAAATTTACAGAAAGGAATAATGTATTCTGAATATATTGCTGAAACTATGAATGAAAAAATCACATCTAATGTTGATGTTAAAGCTCGTAGATTATTATCAGACGTTAAAAAATTAAATGAAGGAGCAAATTATCAAGTTGATGAAACTTCTGGAGTTGATGATTTAACCAGTGCAGTTGATGGAATATTAACTCATATTAAATCTAATTCAGCAAATACAGTTTTAGAGAATAAGTATCCATTTCTTAAATTGTTAAGCGAATCTAATAAACAAAAATTCTATGGTTTAGATCAACCAACTAAGGCTTCAATTGTTGAAACTATGAGAGGCGCTATCTTCTTTACTGAAGGAGAAGTTATTAATATCATGGAAGCAGTATTAAATAAGCAAACTGAAAATACTCCAAGCTATATTAAATTTATGCCTGAAAAATATAAATCTATAGTTGAAAGTATGAATGAGGCTGAATTAAATTGGATTTCGGCACAGGCTTCAAGCCTAGTAGTAAATACTCAATATCAAGCAAAAGCATTCTGGGATTCTCGCGATCTTCGCCCGATTACAGAAAGAATTGCTCAAGAATCAATTAATACATCAAACAATATTAACGAAAGCCACGGTAAAGAAGGTTTTGTTTCGTTAAAACAAGTAAATCAAAGTCTAAGAGGTTACTCAGATAACTACTTAGCTGCTCTACAAAGAAGAGCACAAAATTAAAAAAAAAAATAATTTATAAAAATGGCAACAAAAATTTTCAAAAGATTGAACGATGCTTCAATCAAAGAAACTTGGACCCCAGTATTAGAAGGTTATGGTGCAAACGTTTCAGCTCGCCCTTGGTTAGTTGACTACGCTCACAACCATGCAATTTTCGAAAATGCAGGTTCATTAAACGAAGCTTTAAACACAACAGGCTCAGCTCCAGGTTTGTTTTTACAACAACCAGGTTCTATCTCTTCAATCGGTGCAATTAGTTCTCCAACAAGTTCTATGACTCCTTTTACTGCAGGTTCTAAAAATGGTTACGGTGCTTCTGTATCTGGTTCTGGTGATAAATTCCCAAGCCTTTTACCAGTAGCAATTCAAGTAGCTGCTAAAACTGTTGGTTTCGACCTAGTTGGTGTAGTTCCGATGGATTCTCCAGTAGGTTTCTTACCTTATTTGGATTATGTATACCAAGGTGGTAATACTGATACTCAGTACGAACCATTCTTAGTTAAGTTATCAAGTGCTCTTAATACAGCAATTGTAGCTGGAGAATATATCCAAGCAGAAACAGACGCTGCAAGTGGCGTTGGTGCATTTAAATTTCAATTCGTTGGAAAATCTCGTATAGACGGTTTACCAATACTTAAAGTAGTAACTGGAGCAACTGATTCAGTTAATACAACTACTGTAGCTACTGCGGTAACTGCATTAGATGACGCAACTCATAGTGGTAACCGTACGGATACTAGTAATAGTGCATTAGGTACAACTGCTCGTCCATGGTTAGGTTTTGGTGGAGCTGCAGGTATGACTGTTAGTTTAGTATCTGCATTAGAAAATCATATTACTGGTTTTACTTCAGTAAGTGATACTGACTATGCTGCTACTTCATTCCAAGGTCCTTTCTTAAACTCAAGTGAAAATCTTGAAATGGAAGGTATGACTCGTGCAACTGCTGAAAGTTCTAAATTCCGTCAAATGGGTCTTCGTATGTTTACGAAATTCATTGAGGCAAAAGGAGATCAAGTTTCTATTTCTGCAACAGTTGAGCAAATCCAAGATCTTAACCGAGTTTGGAATTTCGACGTAATGTCAATGTTAGAAAACGTTGCTGTTAACGAATTAGCTCAATCTATTAACAAAAAATTAACTGATAGAGTTTTATCGTTAGGTCAAACTCATGCTACTGCAGTTAATTCAGTTGAAGGTTCTGGAATTACCACTTTAAACTTAACAGTTGGAACTGGTTTTGAGAATATCTCAACTTTACAACGTCGTGTTGTTACTAAAATCCTTGAAATGGCTAACTTGATTTATCATAGAGGTCGTTTCGGTGCAGGTACATACATCGTAACAAATGGCCGTGTTGCTTCTGCTTTAGCAGATGTTGCTGGTTATACTTTCGCTCCGTTCAATAACGATTTACCTTCTGGTGCTGGTCAATTATACCCTGCTGGAAAAGTTCACGGTTTAACTGTGTATGTAGATCCAAACTTGAAATTTAGCGATAACCGTATCCATATCGGCCGTAAAGGTGCAGATGAGGAGCCAGGTGTTAAATTCTTACCTTATATCATGGCAGAGAGTCTTCAAACAATTGCAGAGGGAACTTTCTCTCCAAAAATTGGTATGAAATCTCGTTATGCAATCACAGAAGCTGGATGGCATCCAGAAACTCAGTATATCACTATGAACGTAACAGGTCTTGGTGTATTAACTGGTTCAGTTGCTCCATCTACTGGTTACTCTGCATAATCTTAATTGATTAACTAATAACTAAAGTAAGAGGCTTTCCAAAAGAGAGCCTCTTCTTTTTGTGAAAAGACTCGCTAATAAATAACTTTAGTAAATAATAACTTAAAAATAATAAATTACATATGAAATCAGTACTAAGCTATGAGCAATACCTGTTTGAAAAAAAATCAAATAGCGATCTTGCAACCGGTACGCCTACAAAAGGTAAATCTGTTACTAAACAGGTAAATAACAATTTAACTGCAGGTACACCAAAAGGAAAATCTGTTAAAAAATCAGTTAATTCAAGTACTTCAAGTTTACCAAAAGGTAAAGGATCTGTTCCAGGTAAATCAGTTAAGACCAATACTTCAAGTTTACCAAAAGGTAAAGGATCTGTTCCTGGTAAAAACGTTGACTCTAAATTTGCAAAGATAACAGTTAAAGGAAGTTCAGTTAATAGGAAAGTTGATTCAGCAATGGCAAAGTTGCCAAGAAAATAATTAATATTATATGAAATTTAGTGACGGTATGGAGTTTGATTTATCAGGCCCAATGCGAATTGAAGAGCGTAGTGATGGGTTATATGTAGTTGGCAATAATATGTTAATTCCAGTTAAGACAGTTGAAGATGGGTTATCAATAATAAAAAAAGAAGACCCAAATTATGAAATTGATGAAGATGATAATGATGATTCTATGCATAGTTATGCTGAACCGACCTTTGAATCATATACTTATCGTATAATAGCTGAAGGTAATTCAATAAAAGACCTGGTTGGAAAAGACGAAGGAGATGAATTAGATCTAGATGATGCCCGAGCAATTGGTCGTAAAATTTCTAAAATGAAAGGTGATGACCGTAAAAAATACGTAGGTATTGTTAATTTCATGGGAGCATCTTGTAGAATTTATAATGAAATTTGGGCAAACTATAAACCAGTTGATCCATCTACTAAAAAGTCAAATCGCGGAAAAGAATTCCAAGGCGATAAAAACATCGGTTAACCTTATAAAATGATTGGAGAAGGAATAATTGTTGAGTCAATTGCCAGCTTTAAAATTACATGGAAAAATCCAGGTAATGGAATGCAGGCAGTATGGGATCAAGAAAATCAGGTTATTGAACTTCACGGAAGCGATGTTTATCCAGACTTAGAGTTTGTTAGTGCAACTGGTCTCTCTACCTATTTTACATATTCAACAGCTGACAAAATTATAGGTTTGTTAAAAGGAATTAACGAAGTTATTAATATTGAATTAACTGAATTATATAAGTCAAAGGATCAAGTCAATGAAGCTGATGTAGTAAGTCCTACACCAATTGATGCTGCTAATACAATCCCTGAAATTAAACCTGAGGAGGTTGATAAAAAAGATGAAGTTACTAATACTCAAGAACCTAAGGTTGAGCCTGAGGTACCCGAGTCGCCCAGTGAAGGATTTGCATATACAGTAACTGTACACGGAGATAAATTAAGATTTATTGATGCCAGTGCAGAAAATTTCAGTTTAATAGTTAAGCATAAATTATCTAATAATATGGGAGTTAAAAAAGAAACTGGAGAAACATTAGATAATAGTTTAAGAATTTGGGCAACGGTACAGTTAAGTGGTTTATTTAGTGAGACTCATAGATTTAATTTTGAAAAATTTAATAAACAAACTGACTCAACTTCTGAAAATTTATTGGTGCAAATAATTCCATCAATTCAGTTAACATTTAAGGCTGGAGAAACAATGACCGCTCCAAATGCTGAGAAAGAAACATATGTTAGTAAAATTGAGCTTTCTAATAGTCAAGTTAAAAATAAAGACCTACAGAAACAAATTAATATATATAAAAAGCGGTTGGAAACGAACGGTACTCCCATGACAGATGCAGACCTTGCAGCAGAAATGGAAATTGAAAGAACCAAAAGCTGACTCTAATTAATAATTAGCAAAGTTCGCTAATAAATAACTATAAAAAATAAGACAAGATGGCAGGTCTACCTCATTTTAAAAATTCAACCGCTGGCCCCGCAAGGTATGAGCCAGTTTACCTTAATCAATTTGAGGTAATTATAACCCCTCCACCCGCAATTAAGAGTAAAGCAGGATGGGCATCTAATTTAACATTAGAACACGTTAAAAGTGTTAAGTCTCTTCCTGAACTTGCAGGTAACGCAGGTGGTCAACTTGTTGTACAAAAATATAAATTTGCAGAAAGAGCCTATGCTGCGCCTAAACCGAGTACAACTCTTCATAAATTTACAATTGAATTTGAACTAAACTTAAATGCTACAAATGATAATTATATCTATAATGCATTTAGGGCATGGGCAGATTTAATCTATAATCCAATGACAGGTCAACAAGGTTTAAAAGTAGACTATGCAGGAACATCAGCAGATGCTGCTTCTGTACAGATTACAATGTTTAACCGAACTGGTGCAATATTTAGAGAATTTGTATTTAGTCCAGTATTTTTAGATATGACTAAATTTAATGAAACAACACTCGACTATTCATTAGATGGTTCAGCGGGTATTGCATCATTAACGGTACCGTTTGTTGCAGACCGATATGTTGAAACCCGAGTAGGTCAATAAAAAACATTTATATAAAAAATGGAAATGTTTAATGTAAAGCGCCGAGATAATCCATCTATGGATAATTGGTCAGATATAAAGAAACCTGCCTTTGGTGGACCCAAAGAAAAGGCTGATTTTGATAAAGCAAAGAAAACTAAATTAAAAGAATACCAACGAATTGTTGAGCGTAATCCTGATGCTGAAGGCGGGCGTTTCAATCCAAATTATGACTCTGCCTGGAAAGGATTTACGAGTGATATTATATATAGAACAGCAAAGAAAAAATCATATGAACCCATGTATGCAAAAACAACAATTGCAGTAATAGATGCAATAGAAGAAGGAAATATTATTAGATTCGAAGAATTTATTAATGAAAATTATATGTCAACAGAAGAAGAAGAAGAAAAATTTAATCCAAAGGGCGGTATGGCAGACGACAACTATTTAGAAGAATCTGAAGATGAAGATGAAGTTGATACATTCAATGAATTCGAAGAAGAAGAAGAAAAAGTAGACTTAGGATATGAAGTAGATGAAGAGCAATTAGATAAATTATTAGAAGAGTTCGGAGATGAGCTTCAAACTATGATTACTAATATTTGTGAAACTATGGAAATGGAAAAATCTGAAGTTTGTGACTTATTATGTGCAGCAATTGAAAAGAAATGTAATGAAGAAGATTCAGAAGAAGATTCAGAAGATACTGCCAACAATAATGAAGATGATGTATAAATTTAACTAAAAAATAGTTTTATATTAAAGCAGAGATATTATATTTCTGCTTTTTTTATTTAAAATCATTGCCGTTTTTTTATAGTTTTAAGATTTGGAATATTCTCTAAATCTCCATCTAAATCAATTAAACTTGGATCAAATACAACTGCTGGATAGGCGGCTATTAAAAAATCTAGAGTATTTAATATTGTATTTGGAGAAATATTTGAGTTAATATAAATTATCCTGCTATATTTACGGTTTCTAACATTTACTGCTTTGTCTATTAATTTCTTAATTTCATAATTTATTAAAAAAGATTGAATTTTATTTGGAACAACAATATCCTGCTCAAACTTTTCACGTATTATTTTAGTTACATTAAGAAGATAATCTGATTTTCCTTTTTTGTTTAGTGCATGTACAAACTGTTTTAAATCCCTTACGAAAACTATTTCGAGTGATCTATCTGTGTTATCGATCATTTATGTCGATTTTTTTAACTTCAACTCCTGCTCTCCGCAAAAAGTCTAATCCGTTGGTATCACGGTATTCTTCTAAATATACAACTCTGGTAATTCCAGCTTGCATAATTAATTTACTACAGTCAGTACACGGAGAGTATGTTACATAGAGAGTAGAGCCATTACAACTTTGAGTTGACTTCGCAACCTTTAAAATTGCATTGGCCTCGGCATGTAAAACATACCATTTTGTTTTATATTCTTTAAATGAGCCATCTTCATTATTAATAGCCTCTTCACATTCATTTTCAAAACCAGCAGGGGTACCATTATATCCATCTGAAATAATTGAATTATCTTTAACGATTAAGGCTCCAACTTTTTTACGGTTAGCATGTGATAATTGTGACCATGACTCTGCCATAGAGATATAAGTTTGGTCAAACCTGTGCTGTCTACTTGAGTACTTACGAGCAAGTATCATTTTTTAATTTTTGAAATATTTTTATAAATCCATTTAATTAGACTATTACCGTCTTGGAAAATCAGGTATTGTTTATCTTCACTACTTATTGACTCAAATAGGGTTATTAAATTTGAACTTGGAGTTCCATCTATCTCTATTAAATTAGTAATAGGTAACGGTAATGATTCTGGTTTAAATTCAAAATCTAACATTTTAGAAGAAATATCATAGTGCTTATCGTAGATATGGTATGAATTAGAGACATGGGTATATGAACCAAGTTTTAATTTTGGATAAAATTCTTTTAAGTGAATATACATCTGTAATTGTAATGAACAGAAAAAGGCAACATCAGTTGGAGTACCCCAAATTGCATCATTACTTCTCATAAATACTGACATATAAAATTTATTGTTTCGTATATGACAATTTGCATACATTGTACATACAAAATCTTTATTATCAGAATACTGATGGATTGGCATGTTAAAGTGCATTACTGCCTGTCTAGTATTTGGGTCTTTTATTAAACTTTGAATTGCCCATTGATATTGTGAATAATTATCAGAATTTTTAAGTGTAAAAATTAAATTACCATATGCTGAGTTAACTGTTCCATCTGAATTTTGAATAGATTCCCAAAACTTGGCCCATTGTGAAATAAATTTAACATCATTACGACCTAAATAATACCATAACAGTTCAGCCGCAATATAGCCAGTTTGTGATCCTCGTGTTTCATTTGTATATAAACAACTCGTTGGATCCTCAATAACTAGAGCAACATCTAATAATTCTTTACTTGTAGTTCCACGAGCACCATTTGTTTCACCATTAGCTAATAGGTAAGAAATTGAGTCTTTATAACAAGCGGCAAATGATTGACCATTAAATACTAACATATTTAAATTATACTAAAAAAATAGATAATGGTTTAGGCTGATTTGATATCAGAGAAATGATCAGAATTTTCAATTAATAACTTAATATCAAAAAACTCTTCAGGTAAAGGATCATGTGAAATTACAAAAATAGTCATATTATATTTTTTAGAAAAGGTTTTTAATAGGTCTACGACTCTATAGATTGAATCTACATCTAACGATGAAAATACTTCATCTAAAAATAATAAATTAACTTTATGGTGTTTTAATTTTAGTAATTCTAAAATACATAATAGAACAATTAGATTCATTTTCTTTTGTTCACCAGCAGATAATGAATCTGGTGATATTTGAATTCCTAAATGTGTAATAATTGGATTAAATTCCAAATCAAATTCAAATGCAAATTTAAATTCTAATAATTTAGAGGTTTTTAAAATTTTACGGTTTAACATTGGAATTATTTGACTCATTAATAGTCTCTTCATTCCATTATCTGATAGAATATCTTCCATTTCTTGAGAAATAGCCAATTTAGCAGAATAACCAGCCTTATCGGTTGTTAAATTAGTAATTTCTGACTCAATTGTTGAAATTACTCCATTAATATATTCGGTACCAGTCCTTTTAGAGTCAATTTGGTTTAACTCAGATAACTCACGATTAAGTGGGGATAATAGTCCATCAATTTTATAGAATGAGTCCCTAGATTCAACTTGTTCTGCCTTTTTTGTATTTAATTCAGAATTAATTAAGTTAATATTTTCAACCAACCCAGGCAATAAGTCAGATTGAGTTTTCTTTTTATTTAATAACTTGTCTTTTATTGTAATATGGGTTTCATCAGTTAGGTCAGAAAGACAGTGTGGACACTTATTTTTAGAATATAGATCTAATTTTTTCTGAATCTCAGTAATTGTATATTGAGTTGAGGCTTTTAAATCACGAGCAACAGTAATACTCTTTTCAATAATTCCAACTTGTGAATTTAAGCTGGTATAAACAAGTCGCTTTTCTTCTTTTTGATTAGATAATTTAGTAATTTCAGCAGTAAGTTCAGAAATTCTAACTGCTTTAGCTGAATTTAAATCTAATTTTAAATTATCAAGTTGAGAAATTGAATTTTGTAAAATTGAATTATTATTTACTAAAGTAGAATCAATTGAATGGATTGAAGTTCTTAAGTCTTTAACCTCTTCTTTAACTACTTTAGACATATCATTAACTATATCTAATCCAAATATTTTATCAATGATTTGACGTTTATCGTGTGGACTTAATTTAACAAAGCTTTTAAAATCGTTAACTGATAGGCTAATTGTATTTGAAAATACGTTAAATGGAATCTTAGTTAATTCTTCTTCAATAAATTCATCAACTCTACGCTTATCAGGTAAATTATGTTCTGAATTATTAATTAATAACTTTGAAAAATTAGGCTCTAAGCCTCTTTCTATTTCAATTTTATCACCATTTGCTGCAATAAATTCAATATGAGTATAGGCATTTTTATTTATGCGGTTTGGAATCTCTTTGGTTTTACGAATAGATGATTTACCATATAGTGCAACAGTTAATGCATCAGAAATTGATGATTTACCACTTCCATTTTTACCTTGAACTAAAATAAGTTGAGGATCTTCTGAAAATTTAAATGTTTGTAATTTGTTTCCATATGAACAAATATTTTTAAAAGAGAATTGAGTTATCTTCATTAGTTAACAAAATAAGTTAAGGTTTGACCTTCGGGTATATCTATTACTGATTTAAATATACAAAGTTTAGTAGTTGTATTAAATTCCCTAATCATATTTGGATAATCGCTAATTCCATATATAAGCCCATAACCTAATGGAATATTATGTGATTTTAAATTACTTAATGAATTTATATTGATTTTTGATCTTAATATTTCTAAATAGTCAGCATTTGATAATTCACCTGAATCTAATCTTTTTATTAACTCCATTTCACCAAGTTGGGTAAATACATTTAGTTCATTATCGATAACCGCTTGATTAAGTATTAATTTTTTACCAAATTCTGGATTTGAGTTAGTTAATGTTATTGAATCTTTATTTTTTATGGTAAATACTGGACATACTTCAATTATTGTATTTTGCGGTATATATTGAGTAGCAACTGCTCGGATTGAGGTATCGGTTTTTATAATTCTAACATAACTACTAATAAATGGATTAAGCATAGGTATTTTGGCTTTTTACAAATTGATGAATTTCTATAAATTTTTTAGCTAAATTCATTTTAACATCTTGAGAATATTCTTTTGATTTTAAATACATTTTAAAAATATCAGAAATATTAAATCCATCTTCTGGATTAAAGTCAGACTTCATTTCAGCATCAGCTTCAGTTTGATCAGTATATGTAAAAAATTCTATTTTACGGTGAGGTATATTGGAAATTTCTTCTAGAAATCGGGTAACTGATAATTTATTTGCAAAATTAATATTAATCATTATATCTATAAAATTATTATTAAATTTTTTATAGATTTCAGAAATTGGTAACTCTAATATATTCATTATATCAAATTTAACAAAGGTTGGAGACTGTGTATTTTCAATAAATGTTTCAACTAAAACTGGTGAATCTACCTCCAATTGATAAAATCCTTTGATATTACCAATATCTCCTCTATCCATTTGGTATGGAGTTCCAGTATATAAAATGTTATCACGCTCTTGTCTATGATGAATATGGCCTCCATATACCCGTTTATAGGTATTTAGTGCATCAATTTCAATACCGTGCTCAACATGAGTCCATTTATTAAATTTTAAACCTTTAATATCAGCATGACATATTATATATTGACATAAATTTCTATAGTCATTAACCTTATTTGATAAAACCGACATGTCTTCTATCCATGGTAACATTAAGAAATTATGAGAATTGTTAATGGTTAATATCTCTGGGCTCTCAAATACATGAATATTATCGGCTAAATAACTTAATGATTTTAGTGAATGAATTTCATTTTTATCTTTATAATAAACATCATGATTACCTATAATGATATAAATTCCTCTTTTAAATTTTTTAGATAGTTTTTTAAAAATATCAAAGGCCTCATTTTGTATTCTGACATTAATAGATTCTCTAGAATGAAAAATATCTCCTTCTAAGATAAGTATATCACGGTTTTCATCAAAATCTTCGTCTACTTTTGTTAGTAAAAAATCTAATAAAAAGTCTCGTTGAATATTCATCCATTCAACTGAATTATTTCGAATTCCTAAATGAAGATCTCCAACTAGTGTTATTTTTCTAATATTGGTTAAATTCATTATTAAAACATTTTTAAGTTTTTAGATGATTTATCTAGAAATGAATATTTTTTGTTTAATTCGATTAATAGAATTTCTTTATTATCATAAATCAACATATCAAATAGCTTTTTATATTCCATGCAGGTTAATGCGGATATTGTATCTAATACATGAATTGAACTTACAAATACACTAGCAGATTCGCCTACACTAACACCATTTAATATTATTTTAAATAAATCATTAATTTCAGATTTTATAAATTTCTTCTTAGCCGGTTCAGGTCCCAATATTAAATTAACTTCTTCTGATGTAGAAATAAATTTGTTTATATCAACTTGAGTTATTTTAAAATCAATACCATCAATATATTTTTCTTTATCATATAGATGATAGTCTGGAGAACTTGAATCTAATTTAATTTCATTATACGAATGGATTTCGTCTTCATCTTCAACGAGAGTAGAACCTGCATTATATGAATTATTAAATATTTTATCTGTTTTTTTAAGTTTAGCATAGTCAGCTTTACGTCTATCTAATTCAACTTGGTCTTCTGACTCTAAATCATCTTCAACTTGGTCAGATTCATCAGAATCTAATAACTCTAGAGTAGAATCATCCTGGTCTTCAAATCCTAAATCTTCAAATAGGTCATCATTTTTCTTTTTTGCCATTATTTTAGTATTTTTTTAATTAATTAAACTTAATATATCATCATGTGAAGTATTAAACGGTCGGGCTAGAGCCTCTGCCATTGGAATTAAATTAGGAGGCAGGGTTGTTTGAGTTGTTTGGGCACTATGATATTGATTTCTCATTTGATTTTCTAAGGATTGAGTATCATCATCATCTGAATAAAATTCTGAGGCTGGATCAGTCTCTTCAATTAATTTAGCAAATTCATAACTCATACGATACATTTTAAAACTTTCGTTATATCCACCATCTCTATTTGCAATCAATTTAATCTTCATACGTTTTTCCATAGGGCCTCTCATTAAACCAAATAGCGAATCTACTGTATGTACTAAACCAAATGACTCGGCAATATCTGACATACTTAAGTCTTGATCATCTACTGCATCTCTTTTAATTTGAGTTGCTGTAATAATACACCATTCATTTCTAATTGCAATTGCTCTTAACTCTTCAGATATAACTTTAATTTTTTCATATGTACTACCCTGCTCTCGCATAGGTCTCATTAAGTTAATATAGTCAACTACAATAATTGTAAATTTCTTTCCAGTATTTTGTTGAACTTTTAAAAAATAATTCTCTATATCAATTGCAGTAGCGGTACCAGTCGGAAATTCTTTAACTTGTAACTCGCCAAGAGTTGAAACATTTTCTTTTAATGATTTCATCTTATGAGTAACTTCATTTACTTGACTTGGGTCTAACATTGCATCATATTCTTTAAATGGAATACTTAACACCATTGAGCCTAATCTCTTCATGTATTTACGATCAGATAATTCAAGAGTAGCAATTCCTACTTGACAACCGGCAACAAAGGCTCGGCCTGCAATATTAGAAAGAACCATTGATTTTCCAACCTTTGGTCGGCCTTGAAAAACAACAAGAGTTTTTGGGTTCCAACCGCCGCCTAGCGTTTTATCAAAAAACTTAAAACCGGTAGGATTTCCTATTTTTGATAACTGAACGTGATCTACTGGATTAAAAAAATCTAAGCCCGATTCGGCATTAGTAAATGAAACATTTAATTTATCATTAAATTTAGAACGAACTTCATTTGTAATAAGTTCAACATTCTCAGGATTAATATCGGTTGTTTTTAAATAGGATAAGACATCAATAACTGATTCATTTAAATTTTTATAAAAAATAAAGGCCTTTGTGTATTTAAATAAAAAGTCATAATTATAACTGGTTAAATCAACTGCAAATACCTTATTAAATTTATCCTCCGGTAAATCTAAATTTGCTAAATTTGCAAGTTCCCTAAGTTCGTTTTTAGTTGGGACTTTTTTGTATTCTAAAAAAAATTTCTTGGATTCTCTGTATAACCTTTGTAGGGTATCATCATTAAAATAATTAGCCTTTATCATTGGTATGATTTCTCTTTTATCTAGAGAATCATAATTTTTTGGTTTAATTACAGTATCATTATCATCTTCCGTTAAGACAAAATTGAAAATTATTCTTTCAAGTAATTCAATATTCTCTTTAAAATCAATCATCATAGGTTAAGTCGTATTATGCTATTAAATAGTACTTTAAAAATTCAGATTCTGGCATAAATATAAATTCTCCTTTTTTAATTAATAATCCAGTATCTAATAGGTCTTTAATTAAAATTTTTAATTTTGCTTTAAACGACTCATTTTTCATATGATCGCCAAATACATATTTTAAAGTTTTGGTTGAAAACTTAATATCATTTGAGTCCCAGTCTTTCTCTTTTAATTCAGTTACTCTAACAATATGTGCAGCAACATCAAACATAAAATCTTGAGCGGATGGATAATTAGGCATTGCTGAATGAACACTTAATTTATATTTTATAGGTAACTCATCTTTTATCTTAAATATCATCTGAGTCTTCAGTTAAGTCTTCTAATTCCGCAGTTTCTAATGTATCAATTCCATCTTGAGTTTCTGGAAATTTAAAAGTCGGTTTAATAACTTTTTCGTCTAATTCAGTTAATACTTCATGTGTAAACAGTCTAGCTGAGAAAAATTCTTTAACTGGAACCGCATCGCCATTATGACGAATAATATAAGTTTTACCTAATTTTTTCGGTAAAAAATAAAAAGTTTCACCAGCAACTTCAAATTTTGAACACAGTTCAGATTCATCAGACTTAAGTTTAGAAAATTCTTTTTCAGTAAGTTTATTACCTCTACCGACTCCACATGATTCCCAATTAACATATTGTTCAAGGCCAACATACTGATTCATGCCTTTATGAAAAGAAATATGAAATTCAATATCAATTGGTCTGGATAATCTGTTCTTTTTTGTTTTAGAACGAACAATAATTCCAGTTGTAGTTTTAGCCTCATCGCGAAGAGTTCCTTTACTTAACATCAAGATAATTGATGCAGAGAATTCTGGACCTCCACCGCCAGACATACCCTTTGGTGTATATTGATCCATTGAGGCATATGTATGATTTGTAAAAATAAAAGGAACTTTATAATTTGAAAGATCCAAGGTTAATGATTTAAATAGTGATCTCATTTCCTTTGCACGAAGTCCCATATCTGCAGCATTTTTACCTGCCTCCATATCACGTTGACTCTTATCAGTATCTAACATTCCTACTGAATCTACAAATAGTGCAAGCTTAAGTCCTGGATTCTCCTTGAGTGTTTCAATTAGATCATGCACATAGAATTTAACCTCACTAATAAGCCCCATACGTAAATATTTTAATTTAGTTAGGTCTACTCCAAATTTAACATAGTCACCTGAGTCAATTGCACCTTCGGTATCAATGTAAATTACCATATAATCTTTTTTCTGCAATTCACGAACTGCATTTAGACATAAAAATGTTTTACCTGAACCAGAGTCTCCAGCAATTCCAATACTACGAGTATTAGGATATCCGCCAAATAGTGAGCCTGACATTTGTGCACTTAATAAATAATTTCCAGTTGGAATGTATTCTTCAATATCAGAAAAACCTCTGATTTCGATTTTAGATTTTACCTTTTTCTCGAGCAAGTCGTTAAACTTTGCGAAAGCATCCATTGTTGATTTTGCCATAGTGTTTTAGAGTTTAATTCAATATCTTGTACAATAAGATATATGCTAGTTTCAATTAAAATAAGAAACTAATAAAAAAGCACCAGATAGAATAGTTGAGTCAGAAAAGTCTCCATTTACAACTTGGTGAAAGCCAAGTTTTACAATTTCAGAAGAGTCTTTATTAAATGGAGACTTTGCTAAAGTTCTAGTAAAATTAAATTGACTATCGGGTTTACTAATATTAGTTAAGTCAATTGCATAACACTTAAATTTAGAAGAAATTGGCGTACTGGTTGAAATATTACCTAGATAAAAAATATCGTCTTCAGTAATTCCAAGCTCTTCAATATTTAAACCGGCTTCTTCTAATAATGAGCGGTATATTGTATCAATTGGAGTTTGATCCTTAGATGGATCAACTGAATCTATAAGTAAAGTTGTATCAGTTTGGCCAGTTGCATGATTTTCAAATTTTAATCCATAAATAGATTTTATTGTATCATTTGCAGTTTTTTCAAATGGTAAAATTACAATATAATTGGTTTTACATGAAAGTACATTAGTCTTATCAGTGTCTCTAGTAAGAGAGATTATTTCAATTTCACCATTTATATTTGGTAAATTCGATTTAGATATTTTAACTAATGGCTGTTGCATTTATTTTCTTCTTTTTATCTTGACCAAATGACTTTACTAAAGAGTCTTTGATTGAATTTGTTGTTACACTATTATTTATATACATAGATAACCGGTTTAAAAATTGTTCTTTATCCTGAGAATTTGTATACATCATCTTAAGTAGATTTTTACTGGGTAATTTAATTGAAATGGTTAATGCTAATTCGGTATCTTCAAGTGCAAACATTCCAAATAAATCACCGGCATCAACCTGAGTAGTTGGAATAGGTGCTGGAATAGTCGCTGGAACGGGTGGTTTCTCTTTAGCTGCATTAATTAAGTCATTTTTAAATTCGTCTGGAATTCCTGGAGCAATGCCATTAGCGTCACTTAGACTTGGAATATAATTAATTGATTGTATTTCAGCCATACTTAGTGCAGGTTGATCATCCATTAACATCATTAAGTCACTACTTAATCGGTCAGTATCAATTCGACTACCGTCTGATAATTGGGCAATATATTTTCCACGATTGCCTGGTTCAATCTCTACTACACTTACAATTTTACCCATTTTTGAACGGTCTTGAGTCTTAATCCATTGAAGTTTATTTCCTTGGAAAGTATTTTTAATTGCCATCAATTCTTCTATATCCATACCAGTTATTATTTTTTTAAGTTTTTTTAGTAGATTTTTCACTGTCTAATTGCTCTTCTAATTTTTTCATTTCATTTTTTGTATCAACTCTACCGTTATACAGTTTGGTTAAAATAGTTCGAGCAGCTGAGTCAAATTTATTTGTAAATATCGTACAATTCTTTGTTAAAATAGTTTCAGGATTTATTACAGTATCTGATTTAGATTTACCAACATATGAGTCTGGTGAAATATTAAACTGTATTTGAATGTTTGGATACATTGATGCAAAGTCAAAACATGAAACATATTTATAGAATCCTGGTTCTGGTTTTGCAACATAGGCACCATCATAAGTTGCTTCATTTTCAACATCACGTTTATCATTTGCCATATAGCGGCCACGTGCTAAAAATTCACGACACATTAAGGTTTCAGTAATGAATACTGCACTAAATACTTTTGATACGTCAACTTTTGCAAATTTAGATATTGCAAAAGCTACATCAAGTAATCCTAATTTATCTTCAATTAATTTAACTAGGATTGTATCAATTATATTGTATTTTACGAAATTTTCAATATCTTGTTGAGCTTCCATCATTGTTGCATAGGCACTATGTAATTTAGTAGTTCCCAATACAAGATTTGCAATATAGTCTAATTTATAATTCTCAACCACTTTATATGGTTTAGTATTCATAAATACCTCCATGTAATCTAATAAGCCTAAATGGATTGGCATTTTATTTTTACCTATTAATTTAGCACATGGCATTTTTTCCATAGGGTCAATACCTAATCGCTTACACCGGTTAATTAAATACAACCAGTCAAAACCAATAACATTCCAGCCAGTTAAAAATGGAATTTTAGGAAGAGCTTTATGAAAAAACATATTTAACATATCTTCTTCTTTTTCAAAATAGACATATTTAATTGAAAAGATTTGACTGTGGGCTTTAAAATAGTCATTTACTTCATCTTGCATGGTAGAAACCGTTTTATTTGATAAGTCTTTCATGGTTGAAAGTACAAAACAAACGTTATCTTCATTTACAAATGTAATTAAATTAACTGGCATTAGCGCCTTTGCTGGATCAGGAAAATCTTGAGAGGTTAATTGAATCTCAATATCTAAATAATATTTTTTAGGACTAAGATCTGAATATACTTTAGCTAATTCATCTGGTGTTAATCTGGTTTGGGTTAATTCTTCTAATCTAAATCGATTAAGCCACTTATTTTGGGCTTTTTTTAAATATCGGTTATCCCAATTACGAAATTCAGTTGGGTTAGGCGTAAGCATCCAATTAAATAAGTCAGCTGACTGAATTGGCTTTTTGATAAAAGCAATATTACCAGTTTCATCATAATATGAAATCATTAAGGTCGAGTCATCACTATTAAATTCAGTACTAATTATCATTTATTAAAAATTAAGTGAATATTATATAGTTAATATACTAAACTATGAACCGGTTGAGCCAAATCCACCAGCTCCACGAGCAGTTGCCTCTGAATAAACTTCAGATTCAGTTAAGCACTCAAGTATAGTAGGTTTTATAATTGGAGTTAATATAAACTGTACAAGTTTATCACCTGGGTTAATAGTAGCTGGAATCCACGGTGATGTATTATATACATGTAGATGAATTTCACCTTGATAATCACAATCTACTACACATGCTCCAACTTGAAGTCGCTTTTTTGTAGCAATTCCACTTTTATTATAGGCAATAAGAGCTGTGTCTATTGGAATATTAACTCTAATACCACTTGGAATAAGGGTTGATTCCCCAGGTGCTAAAACAATTTGAGTTTCACTGTTTGGTACAAAAAAATCTAGCCCAGCTGAGCCAACTGATCCATACTCTGGAGTTTTTACGTCTTTTGTTTTAATAAATTTAATAATAGATTGCATACATGTATATATGATTTTGTTAAAATATAGTATTATATTGACTCTTTTATCATAAAAGTGAAAAAGGTTTAACTTTTATTGAGTAAATCTTTTATAAATAACTTTAATAGCAAAGTCCAAACATTAAAATCATTAAAATTGGGAGTTGACTGATAAATAAATAACTTTAAAAATAATAATAGATCGCGATGGCACAGAAATTAAATTTGAATAATTATAAAGCTAGTGGTGTTTACACAGTTGAGATTGATGAAAGCTCAAATCTTAGCTTACCTTTATCTACTGGTAAATTAGTAATAGGTTCAAGTAAAAAAGGACCAATTAACTCAGTTGTATTGGTTAATGATACTCGTACGTTAACTGCAGTATATGGAGAAATTGATAATAAATTAGAAAAAAACGGTAGTTTCTTTCATAGAACAATTGATGTTGCTCTAAGACAAGGACCGGTATATGCATTAAATGTATTACCAGTTAGTGCAACAGATAAAGCCTTTTTTAGAACATTTAATACTGAATCTGCTTCAAATAACTCAACTTTTAGTGAAAGTTCAAATGACAGTTCAATGTCAAATTTTTATAATAGTCAAAAATTATGGTTTGCAGACACAGATGCTGTTAATAAGTATAAAAATATTGAGTTAGGTGATGATTATATTGCTAGTCCAACTACATATGGTGTAGCTGATCGCGATGCAAATAAAATTTTAACAATGGTAAATCTTTCAAAGAAAGATATTACAACATGGATTAGAATTGCAGACACTACAGGTTATGATATATCAGTTAAAGATTATTATAAATTATTAGGAGATACTGCTGAAGTTCCAGAATTTTTAAGCCCTGACGATATTATTGCTGACTTTTTCGTTGAAATAATTGTAGTTGAAGGAGACTGGACTGATAATTTAAAATTAGCAAATGACCCAGTTTATAGTCAATATTTTACAACAACTGGTATAATTGATGCTAAAATTGGAGATTTTGTTTCAATTAAAGAGGTTACACTGGTTGCAAAAGTTCAAGGAAGTATAATTCCTGAATTTAAAGACCTAACCGGCACAACGGTTTCTATTGATGCACTATTTAATCGTAGATTTGCTCAAAGTGGAATATATTGTGCAATTGACTATAAGAAAATTGATTTAATGGATTTAACCAATGGTAGTTTTTCAAGCGGTTCAAGCACTGAGCCAATTGCAGAACAGCGCCTTGACTTAATTGGAGCTGGTGTTGATGAATTAAATTCAGGTACAACTGATTTAGATACAATTAATGAAACTAATTTATATACAGTAGATGACGATACTAATGTTCATCAAGCTGTAAATTTAATTGATGTCTTAAGTTATAAAAAACCAGTATCATCAGAGTTTTATTTTGAATTAGAGAGTATTACTGCAACTGCAGCAACTACCTATGCACAAGGTGACATTTATATTTTTGTAACTGATACAGATACAATTATTGCAACTGAAGGAAGTAAGTTGTATAATGCATGGGCAAATGGTTTTGTTAAAAATGGAGACTATTTAAAATATAGTTCAACTATTCTATATTTAGCAACTACTGGAGAAATTAAAACTAAAAATTCAGTTAACTATATTGTATTTGAAACATACAGTGATTTAACTAGAACAGTTCAGGTTAATGCAGAAGAAACCATGGTAAATGGAGTTAATTTCTTATGGATTCAACAAGCAGCGGACGAAGATTTTTTAATGGATTTTGACCTAACTGACACTGACTATTTCGTTTCATATTCGTATTTAGCTCCAAATAAATTAATTTTTACAGTTGATCCTACCCTTTATGGTAACACAGCAAAAGGTGAATCTGCTACAGCAAATCAAGCACTAGGAATACAATATAATGCAACTAAAAGAGTACTAGTTGATTCATATATGAAAGTTGGTCAATATATCAAAGCTAAAATTAAAACTGATGCAAATGGAGATCCTCTTTCTAGAAATAGAATGTTACAGATTAAATCAGTATACGCGCAAAAGGTATTAGATATAACTGGCGGACCATCAAATGTACCAGGTTTAATAAGTTTAAAGTATACAATTACTTTATCTTCACCAAGTGATCCAAATATATTAGGTATTAATTTTGAAAGTGATACAACAATTAGAGCATACAAAGGAATAAAGAAATATATTACAAGTTTAGCAGGTGCAAAAATACCTGCAATGAATTTATCAGAAGTTGATCTTTATCCAAATGGAACAGCTGCTCGTCAAAATGATATTTTAGATTTCTTATTTGATAGTAGTAATTTAGCAACTACTCTTGCTGATAATGAGACTGTTGATTTTCGCTATATTATTGACTCTTTTGAAGGTCAAATCCAGTCTGGTTCAAAACAGCAATTGGCACAGTTAGCTGCCGATCATGGAAAAGCACTAGCAATTTGTAATGCACCTTCATTTGCACAATATGAAAGATCAGTAGATCCTAGCTTTATTGATTTTACAACTAGACTAGTTTCAACTGAAGCAATTTCAACCGGCGGAGACCTAACATCAAATCCGTCATTTACATTTGGATTTGCCACTGGAGATAAAGGCGGTATTGCAGTTTCTACCTATTCTGCCTATTTTATGCCAAATGTAGTTATTTTTGAAAATGGTAAGAATAAATCTATTCCACCAGCAATGTATGTTGCAAATACCTTTATGAGAAAATATACAAGCGGTAATACATTCTCAATTGTAGCAGGTAAAAATGGTATTTTAGCTGAACCAGAAATTAGTGGATTAGAATATGACTTAACTAATGATGATCGTGCCTATTTAGAGCCAGCCGGATTTAACTTAATTGTTAGACGTAGAGGTTTTGGAATAATGATATTCTCTAATAATACAGGTTTTCAAAGAGTAAGAAGTGCCTTAAATAATATACATGTTAGAGAAGCCTTAGTTACAATTGAAAGAGACGTTGAGAGAATTTTACTTAATTTCTTATTTGAATTTAATGATGCAACTACCAGAATGAGAGTTAAAACCTTAGTTAAAAACTACCTATCTGCCGTTCAAGAAGCTAGAGGTATTGCATCTGCTGAAGTTATATTTGATGATTCAAATAATGGAGTTGAAGTTCTTGAAAATAATGCTGGAATAATTGATATTATTGTAGATTTCCCAAGAGGAATACACAAATTTATCAACCGTATTACAATCACAAGAGCTGGAGGTCAATTAGCTTCAAGTTCTTCAGGATTTACACCTTCATTCTAATTAATAAAGTTTAATACAAATAAAAAAGGACCTCAATTTGAAGTCCTTTTTTTGTTTAGGTCAAGCCAGTTAAGCCGTATCCACCAATCGGTTTAGAGGTCCGATAACCTTATTTAAAATAATAACCAAGCCGGCAGGTTAATTTAATCTTTAATTAATTGTTTTTTTGCTTCGCACTTATCAATACGTGAATCAACGTAAGAGTGAAGCTGATCTATTCTTTGACCTGTTTGCTTATGCAAGTCATCGACTAAACAATGTGTATCTTGGAAGTTTTTATCCAATCTATTTTCTGCATGGTGCATGTGATCTTTTATACTTTGTATTTGGTTTTGCTGTTTTAATACCTTCACAATACCCATAACAATAACTGTTAACATAATAACAGCTACTACAGAGAGTACTCCAAAAGTAAACGATAGTGTTTCCATATGTTTATTTTGTTTTTTTAGTTGCCGGCAAGGCTACTATTTAATCTTTTAAATTGGTAAAGATCTCTTCCAATACTCTAATTGTATCAGTTGAGTCATTATGAAAAACCGAGGTTCCACCAGCTGCGGCCCAATCCTCTAATTTTTTATGATTATCATCAATTAATATATCATTAGCTGACTTTGCAAATAGATATTTGTCTTTTGCAATAATAAGATGAGATTCATCAGTTAACCCGTCAGGTTTTAATACGGGCTTTTCGTTAATATTTAAATTACGTTTTACCCATTCAGTTTTACCAGAGACTGAATGTTCTCCACGGCTTGGTGAAGTTAAAATAGTTGGATTATATCGGCTAAGATAGTCCCATAATTCGCGGCCGTCTTTTGTCCATGGCAGTTTTTCCCAAAATGCGGATCCACGATCATCAATTAGTTTCCAAATTGAGTTTTTTCCGTGTTTTTTATCGTATTCGTTAGGAGTCAAATGATCTGGATTTGACTTAAGTCGCTTAAAACCCCGTTTAAAGTCTACTAAAACTCCATCAAGGTCACAAAATATGCGCTTAGTGGCTATTTTTTCCTCGGTTATGAACTGTTTAAATTTTTTAAGCATGGTCGCTGATTTCAAATGTTGTGTCTATATCTTTATTTAACACCGCAACTAGATCATTTGCCATAACTACATGAAAATCTTCACCGGCCCATTTAACATTTAGGCCAGAGTATCTTTGGTATAGGACATAATCACCTTCTTGTATCGGACACTCAGAATTTTTTGAAACCATATGGCCTACTGCAATAACAGTACCGGTATTTGGACGTTTTCGAGCCTCAACTGGTAAAATAATACCAGTCTCTGTCTTTTTTTCAACTGAATCTGGCTTAATTAGAATTCTTTCAAACAATGGCTTAAAGCCGGTTTTTGCATCTGTACTCATTAGTTTTTATAATTTTTTTTAAATTTAAAATAGTTAAATCGCTTTCTATCATTTAATTTAACTGAATTTGCAATAGCCTCGGTTATCTCGGTTGGAAACATTGCAGTATTTAATCTGATAATAGATCGATTACGTAATAGGTTATTCTGGATCGCTAGAGTTTCGCTAGGCTCATCTATTTTTAAGACTTCACATGTAATATTATTAAGAGTAGGCATAAACGCTGAGTCACCCGAATCAATTAGACTCTTAATTGTAGTCCAGTCAAATGATTCCTTAACCAGTTCAATTACTCTAGCTGTTTTGGCTGGAGTTAATTTTGGATGAACTCTTGGAATATTATCAGATTTGTCACCAGATAAAACTTTTGTTAAAATATCAAGAGCTGGATCAATTATAAAGTGTTTATAGTCTTTTTTAGTAAGATTCTCTAATACATTTACCACAGTTGAATTATCTAATGAATCTATTTCAAAATTAAATAGGTCTACATCAGTATTTACAGAATCATTTATATCTGCAGTTGTATAGATTTTCTTAAATTTAGTCATCATTTTTGGCATTATCATAATTACTTTACGAGATCCACCTTCTAATAATTGAGTTAAGTCCGTATCAACTGACCAAATACAGATATCTTCATTTAAATTTTCGCAAATGTATGCAATTAGGTCATCACCTTCAGCTCCAGTAACCCGATTAGATAGTATTCCATACTCTTCAGTTAGAGTAGGTAAAACTTCAGTTTGAAAATAGTCAAAAAATAGATAAATTTTGTCATCATATTTGCGGTTACCTTTATATGAAAAGTCTCCAGCTCCATGATCTTCAAACTGCTCTTTTATAAATTTCTTTCTCCAGCTCTTTGAGTCAAATACAAAAAATACTGAAGAGATATTTTCTTTAAAAGGAGCAAAGATACTACCTAAATAATTTAATGAAAATGATTTAAATGCATCTTTGCTAGCCTGTTTTAACATAAATTTATCAGTTGACCATAAATCTGAAACATAATATTTTTCGCCAATGCTTTTATTTGTAGATAGAATATTTTTTACAATACTTACTGCCACATTCAAAAATGCATTACCGTCTATTACTATGTTCATAATTTAGTTTTTATCAATTGAATTAACTTCTGGTTTTACACTTAATTTAGTAATTGATTTAGCAATTAATTCAGCTTCATCAATTGTATATGCTCCTTTTCCTTGAGCATGAGTTGCGGCTGCAATTAAAACAATTACAGCGTGTTCAAGAGTTAAATTGTTTAAAAACTTATTGTAATCTTCTAGATTTTCATAGCTAATGCTTGATAGCAAAGTAGCTAATGGCTTCTTAGGATTATCTTCAGAATTTTCAGTTTCAGTCGTGATTTCTTCAACTTCAGGTTTAGCTGGAGCAGCGGTTGTCATGTATGTAGAGTCTTTCATTTTAATATAATTTTTTAAAGATCATTAAATATTGAATCTAATTCATCAACTTCAGGTTTAGCTGGAGCCGAGGTTGGTTTAGATGAGGTAGAGCCTAACATATTAGAGTCAATATCAATTGAGATAGAGGTACCCTTTGTTTGAGGAGCTGCTGGTGTAAATTCTAATGATTCTCCAGCTGGAGCAACCGTTCTTGAAATTGATTTTGTATTTGTAAAATGTTTCTTCATACGTTCATCCTTTAATCCACCTACTAAATTATCAATAATTTGTTTATATGGAACAATTGCTTTGATATATTCTGCAACTTTTTCATATTCATAATCAGTCCAATCTTTATAGAAATATTGAGTTAAGTCAGGCGAATTTTCTTTAAAGTATTTAGAGACAAATTGCATTACCTTTGGATCATTAGAGGTTGGAATTTCCTTGCCTTGAGTTGTAATAATTAATGGGCTAACTTCGCTCATAAATTTACTTGAACTAAAATCTCTCCATGCTTTGGTTTTACGTTTAATAACTAGCACAAAATCTTTTCCAGCAGTTAATGAAAATGGATTAACTTTTTGAATAGTCATTAACTCAGATTCTGGATTAATTTCTTGTTGAATTAAATTATCAATAGTATATCCATATGAATATATTTTAATTTTACCTTCCATGTTTGGATATTGTGGATCCTTTTTAATGTAAATGCATGAATAGAAATTATAGTATCGGTTATAATACTTTTTAATTTCTTCTACGATTGAAGGCTCATCTGTTGCTAATTTCTTTAATTCCATATCAAGAGACCATAAGATTGATGGACTTCCATTCGTAGAAGGACAATCAACAAGTAGGCGCTCATTGGTTAAAGGGTTAATTAATTTAGCAGCATACTTTTTGTATTTGCTCTTTGATGGATCTCCAACCCAAGGAATAAATCGAATAATCGATTTGTAAATTCCATTCTGTCCTTGATCTGGACCTGGATTGTAAATGTTGTCATCGGTTTTGCGTTGACTTGCGGCCTTGCCGGTAAAGTCGTCTGTGTTTAGATTGAATAGATCTTCCATTTTTCTTTTTATTGATTTTTATATTACTTATATAAATTATACTATATAATTTAATTCTGGTTTCAATAAAAAAGGGCATAGTGATTAGCTTGCCCTTAATTTAATAATAAGTAATTAGATTATGCCTTAGGAGCAGTAGTCTTTGTTGCTTGAATGTGGGTACGACCTTCTTGACATGAAGCTTTAATTTCTTGTAAAAGGGCACGAGAACGAGTTCCAGCTGTTTTATTACCTTTTTCGTAAAATTTAGTAGTTTCAGTTTCTAATTGACTGATTGAGTTTTTAAGGGTTTCTAACCATGTTGGTGTCATATTAATATAGTATTTTTAGAGTATTATATTAAGAAATATCACCCGGTTTTAAGTATATTAAAAAACATCACTAATTTTAACCTTTAGCTAGTGATTACTTTGATCTTAAAAATACTACTTCTAAATTGTCACTAGTTGGATTATTAAAATTGTCATCTGAATCAAATGTAACATCAACGGTACCTTTATCTACTCCAAGTAAACCATCCTTTACTTCTTCTTTAAACTCCGAGTAAATATTTGCAGGAAAGTCTCTTCTTCCAGCAAGGGCAGCCATTACTAAATCTTTATCTGATTCCATTTTATGAACCTCTAACCATTTAGTAAGAGCCTCTGGCTCTATTTCATATTGAGTAAATCGCTTAACTCCACCTTGGCCATCATGTGAACCAAACCATTTTTTATTCTCTGCATCCTGAATAAAAATAATTTTTGGAGAAGTAGTAGCCGCTGGCGTAACCGGCGCAGCATTTGGATCAGGCGGAAGACCAGCTCCCATATCTGGAGCAGGAGGCATTCCCATATCTGGTGCAGGAGGAGGTGGCGGTATTTCAGCTTCTGGTGCAGGAGGTGGTATTGCAGCAGCAGCAGCAGGTTCATCCTCTAATAATAAATTCTTAAATTCTTTAAATTCTAATATTCTCATAGGTATTAATTATATTTTACTAGTTTATTTATACAAAAAAAGCGGGAAATTAATTTCCCGCCTAAATTAAGTTATAGATTATTAAAGTCGTACAGTTGAACCGGCTTGATGGATTGGATCATATGGGCAGTGTTTACAACCATTTCCACAACATGAACCTCGCTTTGTATGATAGTGTTTAGTCATTATTAGATTACCGCTTTTGTAATAATAGTCGGCATTTTTATAACTACTAATATATTCAACATATAACTGATAAATCCAGTCATATTTAGCTGGAATTATCATTGTATTTCACAAGCTCCTCCAGCACAGGCTAATTCACCAGATAGGTCAGTATTATCAACCATTTCAATAACTTTAGATAAGTCAATTCCGGTTAAGGATTTTAACATTTCTTCGTATTTTTCTTCTGAACAGTCCTCAAACGGAGCTTGAATATAGGTTCCGCCATTATATGGTAAAACCGATAAGCCATTATAGAATGATTTATTATCCCACATCCATTCACCAACAGTTTCCCATTCGTCTGGTTTAATTGAAACTGTTGCAGAAATATTATGAGTATTTTGACCAGTACGATGACCAGTTTTAACCCAATTTGAATAAAAAGATTTTACTCTTTCTAATAATTCAATTGCAGATTCATTTCTAAATATTGAACCGGCTGGTGCTTTTTGCGGAACTGAAATTACAGCAGTATCATGTGGACGAAAGTACTCATCTTCAAGTAGTTCAGGATGATAAATTGCAAGATAAGAATAAATTGCCTCATTTTTTCCAACTCTAATTCTACGAATATAGTGGTCATTATGCCATGCATGAATTCCAGAAGAAGTTCCCAATACCAATGATGAAGTTCCTGATGGTTTAATTGTAGTACATCGGGCTGATGCATTTATCTTAATTTGTTTTGCAACTATTACATTGGTTTCTTTTACTAGGTCAGCAGCCTGCTTAAGATCAAATTTTTGGGCTGATCCTGATCCTATACCAGTCATACCAACACCAATTAAAGCATCCTTTTCAGTAGTACGTTGCCAGATTGGACGTAAATAATGAAAATTAGTATAGCCAGCTTGCAGAGTTCCAATAAATGAAGCAGCTTTAACTCTTTCATTTAAGTCTTCTTGTGTAGTAATATCAGAGACATTAACTTCACATAAGTTACAAAACTGAAATGGTCTAAGTGCAATTTCACAACATGGATTAGTACCCCAATCTTTATCATTTGACAAATAAATTCCAGGTTCGCCAGTTCCACTTGCTTCAATTTTTTTCCATAAGTCCATAAAGAAGCTCTTAGTTATCTTATTTCTTAATAGGACAGCTGAGTTATTTGCTCGGCCCCTTTGTGGATTAAGTTCCCACCATGATCCACTCTTTGAAGAAATCATGTTTTCATCATCTGCACTAAATAAAGAAATTAATGCCGCTCGACGAATACCTCCGGCCAATACAGCATCTGCAATATGACAAACAATATCGTGTACTTCAATACAAGATAATTTATCATTGTCAACTTTAGAGTCAAGAATTCCCTGTATTTTAATTAAACACTCTTTTAGAGGTTGAGGTCCTGGTGCTTTACCACCTGATGTAACTAATAGTGCACCTTTTTGGCGAATATCAGAAAAGTCAAAATTAATAGTAGAACCGCCTTCAAAATAAGACTTCATTAATAATTTAACTGCATCTGCCCAGCCTTCAATTGAGTCTCCAATTAAATATCTACGAGATTTAGTGGTATTAGGTTTTCTAATTTCTGGAAGTTCGTCAACATGGTGTTTCTGTACTGAATAGCCTACACCAGTTCCGCCTAATAATAAAAACATAATTTCGCCAAATGCACGCCAATCATCGATTGGTAAATATGCACAATTGTAGATACGATTTGGAGAAATTTCAATTGGTTTACCGCCAAACTGTAAACTACGCATTGACGGTAGAATTTTTTTATCATACACAAATTTATAAGTCTCATTAATCTCAGCAGTTAACTGTGGATATTTCTTTATGTGCATTTCTTTATTTCGAGTTACAAGTTCTTCCCATGTTTCTCTTCTCTGTACATCATTACGAAACCTGGCGTATTTCATATAAACCGTTACGTCTGATAAAATTTCACTTGCTAAATTCATTTTCTTTTTTATTTTTTTAATGTTTCTAATTAAATATACTAAATTACCTGGCCTGTAGAGATAACTTTTTAATTATGACCTACGGGTAAGTTCATTACTTAATTTAATTAATGTTTTGTTAATTTACGTGATGCATTTTGAGTACTTAGCCGAATTTTATAATTAGTTTGTTTGTTAATAATTTGACTAATTTTATAAAAATTCAACTTCTTAATTAAACTTGACTCTTGCATCTAGGTTATTTATTATACCAATAACTGCTAAATATTACGCGTTTATAAAATCTAATTTTAAAGTTTTACGGATAGTATCAACTTTAAGAATTTTAACTTCTCCATCATTAGGTATTCGGAATTTACCCTTAAGGTGATTTACATCATTTTTGAAAATTTCATTAGTTTCCGGAATAGTGATTTCTATGAAAAAATTATCTTTATTTAGGACAAAATTTAAGGTACGTCCTTCTATTTCTGTTTTTAGTTTTTGCCAAGTAATTTTTTCTTGATCTACTTTAGCTAAATCATTTGTTAAAATAATTCTAGGTTCACCTTTTTTAACAATAATATCCTTGATATAGAAATCTAATACATCGCCTGATTTAAAAGTACTGGTGTCTTCGATATAATTGGCAAATTCAGATTTATGAAGTAATCCAGTATAATAATTTTGAAATTCAATAAATATTCCAAATTCATATGGTTTATTTGTTAAAATTCCAGTATATTTTTTACCGAATTCTAAATCATATACTTTTTGAGGAAGTGTATGTTTGATATATTTCTTGTATGAAATAATATATAAATCGTTAATTGAATCGTAATTTTCTATCATTACTGGAATCTCAGTATTTAAATAGTCATTAAAATCACGAATTACATTGGCTGCAGCATGAGAGCCAGGTAAGAAACATTTAACTGTTCCTTTGTATAGAGCTAAATACCCACCTTTTACCAAGCTAATAACTTTAACATAAAACCATTTATCAGTTTTTAAGAAGTCATTTAAGGTATCTCTATATGAAATTGCAGCACACTGTTTTTCAGATGCATAAAATTCTCCACTATCAACTTTTGTAATAATGGCTTTAAATTCTCTAGGATAGTCTCCATTAACTAATAACGAAGGCTCTTCTGAAAAGTCTCTAAATGGAATAAAGATTGAAGACTTTGAGTGTTTTTCATAAGTAACAATTAACTTATTATCAAAGTCAATACTCTTTGCAATCACTGTACATAATTGGCCTTCACTAAAGTCTTTTATACTTATCATTGAATGAGAGCTATGACTTGAATACATTTCGTATAGGTCTTGAGCATAGTTTTCTTTACAATAAATTTTCATACCAGCTGCTGAGTCAGACTCAGTTAATTTTATTGAGGTATTAAATTTTGAATTTGTTTGACCGTATACTAGATCAAAATCTGGAGAATTTGGAATATGTGTAGTTTGCATAGATTATTTGTATATAAAATTATACAGCAAATTAACTATTGGTTTTAATTAAACCATATATAAATTAAAGAATATGAGGATATACAGCCGGATTAATTGGTGGAATTCCTGGAAATATACCTGGAGACTTTGAACCAAATATTAAAGATCCAGTAGCATTCATTGAAAATTTCCAAGCCAATTCATCGAGAAAAATAGTAAATAATGGATTTTTATGAGTAAGCCTTTCCCATGGAGGAAGATCATCACTATTAAGTATTGGGTGAAATAGTCTAGCTGCCGTAACTGAAGAAAATGTAATAGGTGGAGCAAACACACATAGGCTAAGTGATGCAATCCAGGCAACCGGCGATAGGAAAGGCTCTGCCTGTTCGAGTGCAAATAGAGCACCAAGTTTAATAATATTGGTTAAAAGCGGATTTGGAATCATCATTTTATATCCAGGTGGAATTTCAGAGTCAATTTTCATTATTGCAAGTTTGATCAAGTTAATTTGAAGAATACCTGCCTCTACTATATTATACGAAAATGTTTTTAAGGCCTTTGCAATATTAGCAATTACATCAACAATTGTTGCAATTGGAATAAGAATATCTTCAAATACCAAAGTAATAAGTTCCCTAACTACTTCAATTAGATCGGCCGCGGTTAACAAATATAAGTATTCAGAAATATCTATTGGAAATAATGGTAATTTAGGTAAACTAAACCTCTTACCTGTTTTTGAAATTACAGTTAGAACTACCCTTTTAAGTATTGGATTTCCATTTGTATCTACCGCAATTGTAGAATTTGAACCGGCTACTCCAACTATTTCAAGAGAAACGGTTGAGTCTTTTCCGCAAGCGGTAGTAAGAATTTGAGTTATTAAGTTTTTATCTACACTAGTGGTTGCCGTAATGGTTTGGGTTGAATTTGAACCTCCACCTACCGTAAATGTATCAGAGGTTATGGTAAGCGAGCCTAATTTATTAGCCCGTAATAATAATCTTAAAATTGCTTCAATTAGAGCGGCTAAGCCTAGTCCAACTAGTGCTTTGATTAATGGGTCTAATGGAATAACAATTGGAACAAGTGGGGGATGTAATGGATTTACTGATTTTAAAACAGATAATGATGTTACCATTGGTACTACTGACTGTATAATATATTGTAAAAAACCTGCAATATTAGGTAATGGAATTGGTGGAATCATTAATATTAATTGCTCAATTATAATTGGAATAATTGCACTGGCTAAATCATTTGGGATTTGAGAAAGTCCCAATAGGTCCATAATACTTTCAGCAGTTAATGAATTTATTAATGCATTAAACAGTTCGTAAATAAGAGCAAGAGCAATTGCTAAGTCTGGAGAAACACCTGGAAATAATTCAGTTGGTTTAACTTCACAGCACTTTTTATTTAGGTCAAATATATTTATTGCAGGTATACTAAGTAGAGCAACGGCAGTTGCTGATAATATTTTTTTAATTGTTTCTTGCCTAGCGGCTTTAGCCCTAAGTATTTCAGCTTTTTCAGCTTCACTAACGTCCTCATCGGTGTCATGGCCAACATCTTCTCCCTTTATATAGTCTAATATGCTTTTAAAAAAATCCTTTAATAAATCTTTAAATTCTTTAATGCCTTGCGCAGTATTAAGGTTAAATGATTGGTATTTTTGTAATAGATCTTTTACTTTTTTAGTTTCTAGAATTATTGCAATTAGTGTAATAATTTGTTCCTGTAGTGTTGATATCAGCGGTATAGCTGATCCCAGTGCAATTAACTCAATAATATCTTCAATACACTTAAGTACCTCAGGCAAACCTGGATTATGTTTAGATGCATCTTTTGGAAATTGTAAAATTCCAAATTTCATTTTTTTATCGTAAAAGTTAGTAAAATCTGCAATTGTTGCATCAATTTGTTGTGGAATAGTTAGCGGATTTGCATTACGTGCAGCCTTTCTATCCTTTCTCTTTTTTTCTAAATTAGTTTCATTAGAGGCATCGGCTTCCTGTTCTCCTCTATTTTGTCTAACTCGGTCTTTAAGTGCAGAAATTGCATTAATTGGTATATCACCAATTTTATTAAGTTGTTTATTAATATTACTTTGAAGCTTAACAATATCTCTAGTAAATTCACCTCCGCCATCTGCAATTAGCATGGCTAACATCATTTCAGCTTCACTTAATTTATCTAAAAATGGAATTCTACCGGCGGCTATATCCTCAGCAATTTGAGCTAGTCTAGCTGCTTTGGCTGCAGCCGCAACCAGAGCTAAAGGAGAACTTAATGCACCTTTTATTACCTGACCTTTATATGGATTCAATATATTTATTCCTAATGGGTTTCTGGAGTCTGGACCATTATCTAATTCATATCCAAGAACAAGCGGTTTATTAGTAGCTGGGTCACTATATAACCAAGTTGGATTGGTTGATGCTGCTAAATATTTATTTCCATCTGGTCCAAAATACAAAACATATATAGAAGGTATAGGTATAGGAAATGGAACTATTTTAATTTCATCATTGTTTATATCAATTGTTTTTAGTTGGCTTACAGCTCCGGTAATACCTGCAAGTGATATAGGTTGTATAGGTTGTAAAGGAGTTCCCAATAACAATGATTGAGCAATTGAATTAGCAGTTGATAGAGCATCAATTTCAACTTGTTTGGTTGCGGATACTACGGCAGCAATTGGCTCTATTACTGATTTTTTGCAAGTAATTGGTAATCCTAGTATTATTACAATTGTACCTAATGGTGTAGGTATTGAAATTAATGGTTTATAGAATTGAGGTAACGGTAGTGTAAGTATACCTCCAGGAATAGGTATAAATGTATTAATTGGATAATATCTAAATCCTAAATTTGCTGGAGGAGGTCCACTTAGGTCTGGGAATGGAAGTATTGCTACTTTATTTAAACTTTTTGTAAATTCTTTCCAATAACACTGTGATGTAATATCTGGAAGGCCTGAATCATTTCCATCAAGCGTTCTAATAATAAATGGGTCCTTTCCTAATTGAAGTCTAGCCGTTACTTCACAATTTTCAGCGGGTTTTTTAATAGAAGCAGCTGCCGCTTTAAAACACGGAATAGCTAAAATTTTATCAGTTAAAATGGTTGGGTCTAGTGAATTTTCTTTAATTATTACCTCTAAATTTGCTAATTCAGTTTTGCAATCGGCTAGATTATTAGTAATTAATAAATTTGATTGTAAATAATACCCGTATACAGTAGATAGAGTAGGGGATTCATTAAACTCTTTAATTCCTTGTGAATATTGAATATTAGAGGTTTGTGAATAGGTAACTGGTCTATAAAATTTTAAATATGAACTGTTAACTTTTTGTCTAAATATTGTTGCAACTTCTTTTTTTGCAAATTCTTTAATTATATTAGTAAATTCTAAAATTACAGATGGATAGGTTTGTTCACGCTCTATTTTAATTCTAGCGGCTGACTCTGCACCAAAGTCTTCATAAAATTTAGAATACGTTTCAATATTTGAAATATATAAAGTTCGTGTATTTGATGGGCTGTCATCATCTATCTTATTATTAATTTTTTCTTTAATAGTACCAGCCTCTAGCGAATCTTTAAATGAAGCGTCAATATTGATAGGACTAAGAGAAAGCCCGCGTTCTACTAGCGTAAATAAGTTATTAATTGGATCGGCTAATCGATTATATAGACCATTATAGTATTCACCAGCAGCGCCATTATATAGTAAACCAGGTATACTTGCATAGTCGGCTCTTGGTTTTAAAAAAGGTAAATCATCTGGATCATAATATGAACCTGAGTCTTCAGTATCAGTAATTCTATCATTGGGGTCATCAGTGTCACTAAATTTTCTAATTACATAAACATTATCAAATATATTAGTAGTTAAATACGGGCTGTTTTTAATAGGAATAATAGTGTCAGGCGTTATATCTACTACTGGCTCTATTAACTTACCGTCTGATCCTTTAGCATTTATATAGCCAATTGATCCATCTTCTAACTCAACTGGCAGTTTAATTTTTACAAAGTTACCATCAATAATTCTAGGAACTAATTTTAAATTAAATATTTCAATATTGTTAGGGATAATTTGAGTGGTTAATCCTAATGAGATTTGACCAGATATTTTTAAAAATGCTTCGGATAGTTCTGCATAAATAGTTCGGTCGGTTATGTCAATAATATCAATTTCACTTAATATATTAGATTGAGCAACCAGTGCCTCATTTTCAAAATTTAGTTTTTCACGATATGCATATGCTAATTTTTTAAGTAATGTGATCCATGTATTTAGCTCAGGCAACTCAGTATTAAAATATTGTATATATTTAGTAGGTTCACTAATTATATAGTATTTGAGGTCTGAGTAATCAGGGTCGTCTGCTGTTACATTAATATTTAATAGAGTAAAGTTTTTATTGGTAGCATCGGCAGTATTAAATAGATTAAGAGTTGGACTAATTATTACTTCTAAATTGTCTGAAACTAAATTATTTGAAATTAGATTATTAATTGCCTCATCAACAATAGTGTCATTTGGGTTTTTTAAAATTTCATAAGTAGAAATAGCAGTACCAGAGTCAATGATGGTTGAAGTTGGATATAGATTAGATAAACGGGCAATTCTAAAAATAATAGTTTTAATAAGAGATTCCTGTCTGTCTTTTTGGCTGTCATTTGGGGCTTGAGAAAATTGATTGCCAAAATTAGTAGGTTTATATTTTACAAACGCATCTCTGGTATTTGAAATTTTAGCTGCAATGCTTTTAGTAATTTGATCAATTTCAATTTCAATAGTATCAACTTCATCTTCCCAATACCTATATTGCGAGGCAAGAGGTTCAGTTATATCAACTATTGAATTAAAAAAATCAACCCTTTCCTGATTGTATATTTTAATAATATCAAGGTTATCAATAAGCTCTTCAACTTTGGACTTAACAATTGCAGCTTTTATACTGGTTGGAATTTTTTTAGTTTCCTCTGCAATTATCTCTTTAACTTTTTCAGTCGCGGCTGGAATACAACCTGTTTTAGAAAGTGTATCCTTTTCAATTTGTTCAAGAATTTTAGCGGTTGGGTCAGTAATTAAAATATCAGGCTCAGCAACAGTCTGAATACAGGTTTTTGCCCTAACTAAATCAGCCTCAGTAAACATAATACTTGAGACCGCCTCACATTTAATCTGATTAATTATAGCCTTAAATGTTAATTCTGCCATTAACTATGAGTATTTATTTTATTTTATCTATAGTCGTTTATTAAAAAGTAAATGCCTGAACAGATTACTCCGGTCAGGCAAGACTCGTCGATGGCTATGGACTATTATATAATTAGTGGTTTACTTTGGGTTTTTCCACCATTAGACAATCGGTTGTTAATAAAAGAGCTGCAATTGAAACTGCATTTTCCAGTGCGGTTTTAGTTACTTTAACTGGATCAATAATTCCAGCCTCTATCATATCTACGTATTCTTCAGTTTTAACATTGAAACCCGGTTTACCGGCTAAGATATTATTCCAAACAACATCGGCACTGAGACCAGCATTTTCTAAAATAATACGAAATGGTTGTTGACAGGCTTTTTTAAGTAAGTCTACTCCTAATTGTTGATCACGAGTTGGCATAACTAAATTTATTGAGGATGCAGTGAGAGCTAGAGTGATTCCACCGCCTGGGATAATACCCTCTGCGACAGCGGCTCTTGTTGCTCCCAATGCATCGTCAATTCTGTCAGATTTTTCACGAGCTTCAATTTCAGAAGTTGCTCCAATTTTTATAATGGCAACGCCACCTTCAAATTTAGAAAGTCTCTCTTTTAAAATCATTTTTTGAGAGTCTCCAGAATTTTCAATTTGTTCTTTTAATGAACCGGTTAAGGCTTCAATTTGGTCAGACTTTCCGTGTCCTCCAATTATCATGGTGGTGTCATTTGTTATTACAATACGGTCACAGCTACCTACATAGTTAGCCGCAATTGAATCTTTTAAGGTTTCACCATCTAATTCAGAAACCGTTGTGCCACCGGTTAGGGTAGCAATATCGTCTAGTCTCAGTCGTCTCTGTTCTCCAAAGCCAGGAGCTCGGATTGCAGCAACTCGTAAAGTACCTTTTAATTTATTAACAAGTAGAGTATTTAAGGCTTCACCTTCGACTCCGTCACTGATAATTAATAATGGACGAGCCTGTTTATTTGAGAACTCTAAATATTGTAACATGTCAGTTAAGTTACTTATTTTACCATCATATAATAAAATTAATGGTTTTTCAAACTCGACTGTTGATTTTTCAGAATTATTAATAAAATACGGAGAAATATATCCGCTATTAAACTGCATACCTTCAACGATTTCAACAAAAGTTTCACCAGTATTACTTTCACCAGCAGTTATAATACCATTAAATCCAACGGATTCCATTGCATCGGCAATAATTTGACCAATTTCTTCGTCATTATTTGCAGAAATAGTTGCAACTTGCTTTATTTTTTCAAAATTCTCAACTGGAATACTTTGGGCTTTTAATTTTTCAACAATTTCTTTACAACCAGCCTCAATTCCTTTTTTAAGTTCCATTGGATGAGATCCAGCCACTACTAATTTATTGCCTTCAGTAAAAATTGCATGAGCTAATACGGTAGCAGTTGTAGTACCATCACCAGCTTCTAGAGCTACTTTATTGGCAACTTGTTTTACCATTTGTGCACCAACATTTGCCATATGATTTTCTAAATGAACTTCTCTAGCAACGGTAACTCCGTCTTTGGTAATTGCAACACTATTATCCCTAGAGATAACAACATTACGGCCTCGTGGACCAAGAGTCACTTTAACTGCGTCAGCCAAGGCATTAATTCCTTCGCTTAACTGCTTTCTAGCTTCAGTTTTAAAAATAATTTCTTTCAATTTGTTTTGGTTATTTTACTTTGTATATTATATTAGATTCTTCAATTTGGTTTAGGTTAGAAAGAGAAATTGCGATTTTAATTAGTGCAAGAACGTCTTTTTCACAATATTTTTGTATTTCTTTGATATTTCCTGCATAATATTCACTGTGTACTTGATCGCCGTGCATTTCGTCCTTAGGCGAAGGCAATCCCAATACAGTTGAAAGTAGATCAAGTGAAGTAAATCCCTCTTGCCATGCCCCAAAGCTCCAAAGCTCAGAAGTATCAATTACTGGAATTTCCCAAGGCTTTTTATCCCATACTTGAAGAGCCTGTGGTACCTCAATATGATTAATAAATGCACGTTTGCATAAGAATGGAATATCAAAGCGTTTAATATTATGGCCAGTTAATTTACAGCCTTTTTTAGTGAAACCTGACACTACTTTAAATGCATTTTCCAATAATAGTGACTCAGACTCATCAGTATATGAAATTATTTGTGCAACAGGCTCACCAGTTTCATTAAATTTTATTTTGCCAAATGAAATACACACAATTCTACCAAATTCAGCATGCAGGGCGGCCTTATCTTTAAACAGGTCTGATGAAGACTTACCAATATTGTCAGGATATTTAAGAGCCAGCTGATTTCTCAGTAATTCAGCCCTGTTTTCCCATAGATCTTGCATTTTTGATGATAATTGAGAAAGGTCAGATTTAGAACCGGATGTTTCAATATCAAAAAATACCATTTTCTCGAGTTGATGTGGATCAAACATATTTTTAATTTAAAATTAGATTAATTAATAAAAATATACTAAGATTTTCAGAAATAGGCCTCTAAGGTATCTAAGGTAACTAAGAAACTAATTATCTTTATAATTTAATTAAAAAGAATAAGTAGACTAAGAATCTAAGTCTCTATACCCACCCAACACCCTTTTTTTACAGTAACTATTTAAATAGTTTTAATTATTTTTCTGAAAACTCTATTTTTTTTACTAGTAGAATATGTAAAATGACTCGTATGAATCTTGTTAGTAATAGGAATAGATTTTTCAATACAATTTCCAGCAGTTTGCATCAGTAGAGACTTCAAAAGTTTCAACTGGATTGCCTGTGTCAATACTAAAACCACTAAAGTTCATAAAAAGTTTCTAGACGATATTGAGTTAGAGTATAAATCTATTAAATTTATTCATTTGCCTAGTAGAGAAAAGAACCATGCTACATATTCTGCAATTGAAAGGTCAAAGCTATCAAATTATTCAACCCTAGTAGACAGCCTTGTGACAGAAATACTAGCCCAAGTGAAAACTGACGATAGAGTAATAGTTTCTATTGAAGGCATTGCATATGGGGCGCAAGGCAATGCCCTTATTGATATTGCCCAGTCTACTGGTATGTTAAGAAAGTCAATTTTAGATAGATTATTAACTGGTCATGCTGAAAAACTGTTTATATTTTCACCTGGCGAACTTAAAAATGCAATTGGTGCAAAGGGTAATGCCTGTAAATTTGATATTTATGAAATTTTTAAAAATTATCCTAAATTAGCAATAGGCAGCGATCTACATAATTCAATAAATAAATATAATGACCAAATACTTAAAGGCCAAGACGTTAAATCTCCATTTATGGATATGATTGACTCGTATTTAGCTGTACTTAAAATATACGAATCACTAAAAGAACCCAACTAATATGGCTGAAGAACCTATTAAACCCAAGAGTAAAGCAAAACAGAGTAAATACTATATTAATAATAGAGACTTTACCAATGAAATTATTAGGTGCAAACACGGCAGACTAAATGCAGAAACTGGTTATCAGCACACAGCTGGCGAACTTTCACCAATTGCAATTAACTATTTTATACTACTTGCAAACCGGGCTATTTTAAAATTAACATTTTCAAATCCATTAGATCGCGAGGACTGTATTCAGTCGGCTCTACTTGACCTATTAAGATATTGGAGAAATTTTAATGAAGAAAAGTCAAATAATGCATTTGCCTATTTTACACAAATTGCAAAAAATGGATATGCTAAAGAATACAAAAAGATTCATAAACATATTGGTAAAGGCGAAAAGGTTGAATTTGTATCTTTAAGTTTTAGCGGAGACTCTGAAATTTATACAATTTAACCATTTATTACATGCGATCAATAAAACCTATTACTGGCGCTTTTAAATCTAATCGGCATAAATGTTTTGATAAATAACCCAAAGTACTCTAATAATAAAAATGAATATTGATAATCTAGTATTTTTTGATAAAAATGGTGAATCTTATAACTTCGGCCGATCCAGTTCTGGTAATTGGGAAGGCGCCGACTATTTTTTACCAATATCACTAGAACTATATGATTGCTCCAATATTTTTATTTTAGAAAATACAAATGGAGTATATACCTTTCCTAAAATGGAATCAGGTTCAAGCTTTGAAGTAAAGTGGAAAACTGCAAATAATAAAACTAATTTATTTTTATTTAATGTATTGGTTGAAGGAACTGGTACTGCTGCCTATAACTATCTTGAAAAACAGGAGTATATTACAATTAACCATAGTGATTTTGGACAGGCTGGAACCCTTGCTTTAACCTATCCATTGCAGTTAAATATTGCATTTACTCCATCTGACGAAATTGCATACGCTAGAGTTTTACAAATTTATTATAAAACAACAACAGACTCAACCCTAGTATTAGAGCTTACAGTTTATGGAGAAGGCGAGGGCGAAGACGAGAGACTTCGGATATGGTTAGCTAACTTTGGCATTAAGTTTAATCGACAAGATGCTCTTTTATTAAAAGACTATGATTTAAAAGAAGCACTGGCAGATTATAAAGAGCTTAATGCGGTTAGAAAATTAATACTGGTAAACCGTGATCAAATCTATCCATATATTGGAACCTATAAAGGTTTATTAAATATACTTAGCTTAATGGGTTATCGTGACGTATTAAGAGTAAAGGAGTATTGGCGAGATATTGATCCAAACTCTTCGTATTATAATAAATTTGCAATGGTTGACTTTACTGATTTATTAGATAGCACCGAAGACACTACCTTTGATTTAGTTGATCAAAATAATCAAATAAAAACCGGCGGTAAATTTGAAAAAACTGAATTTCTTGCGTTAACCTATCAATTTTCAAAAGCTGGAGATACATATGACGATGATGGCTTACCTAATGTTATTACAACTACTGATTTTACAGTAAATGAAATATTTTTTAAATTACATGGAGTTGTTGTAAAATTAAAAGATGAAATCATACCAATTAATGTAGTAATCAAGGATATTATAGGGGAATTTATCTATTTTGAAAAATTTAATATTAGATATTGGATAGATGAAACAACAATTGAATCCTTTAGCCTTAGTGATGAATATCAAATTAATATAGTTGAACCGGCTGACTATGTTTCAAGCTATAACTATACACTTGACACTCCTGTAATTTCTAAAAAAATTAAATTATCAAGTCCACTTAATCCAGCAATTTTAGTAGGTCAATATATTCTACCGGAAGCGAGTAGTCAATATGGGCTACTTAAATTTCAATTTGTTAGAAAATCAAAAATAGACGGTTTACCAATACTTAAAGTATTAACTAGTAATACAAATACAACTGGTTTATTTAACGATTATCAAGATCTACAAACGATAGCTGGTGCCGTAGCTGCATTAGATAATGTACAACATGACGGTACTCGTATTGATACTGGTTCTGATGCAACAGGTTCGATTACGCAGCCGTGGTTAGGTTTTGGTGGAATTAACGGTATGACTGCTACTTTAATAGCTGATTCAGAACAAAATATTGTAGATACCATTCAAAATGCAAATTCTAACTATTTAAAAATTAGGGATCTTAAACCTCTTTATCGTAAAGCAAATGGAGTTTCAATATTTCCAGAAACATCATTTAATTTAGGACTAATTGACCCATATGACGATAGTCAATTTTATTCTGTTGATAAAAAGGATACCTTAATCCAAACAATATCAGACTACTATTCAACGCTTAAATCATTTATCTTTGAATATCCAAATAGCGTAAGTCCGTTAGATCAAGGCGATGATACTTCAGATAAAATAGGGTGTCCAATTGTACTAGAGGCATATGTTCCAGATTTAACGCTACAACAGTTAGATGGAATACAATTTATTGATTTTATAACGGTTGCTGCAACCACTTCATCGAGTACGAATACAATTGGTACCGGCCTTAAATATTTTAGTTGTGCAACCATACAGCCATTTGCAGTAGGTGACTATATTAAAGTATATCAATCAGCTAATTATACTAATTATATGATAGGCCGAATTACTGAAATAAACCCGCCTAGTATGTCGGGTAATACAATATTAATAGATGTATATTCTTATAATGGAGAAGGTACACTCACCGGCTGGACCGTGCAGTTAATTGACAGACACTTTACAATTAACAATCTTAAATATAAAAATGTTTATGAAATTGAATGGATAATAACCGGTCCTCAAGAGTATAGATTTGAATGGAGAACTAGTACTCTTGGTACTAGTAAAATTCCTCACATATTACCACATACTGGAGAATATACAATTGAGGTTAGAGCATATGATATGTCAGGGGCAGTCTCTAACCAATTTAGAAAAATTACAGTTTCTCCAGACCAACCTATTATTCAAGTGTTTACTAAAATATCTGATAAATTTAGATATGATTTTAAGAACCTAGATAATGTAACAATTGGAGACTTAGCAGATAGCCCATTATATTATCCATATCTAAATGTAATAAATTCAGAAATATCTTCAATTTCAAATCACTATTTAGATTGGAATACATACTCTAATTATTATGGAGTAGGTGCAAACCATAATGATATTAAACTTTCAACTACTGGAAATTCATTAATTCCCTATTCTCAATCAACTGAAACCATTAAGAATAGCTGGGGAACAGGTTCAGCCAATGGGCAGGCCACCATTTCTAATTATTTAACTGCAAGTCTTGGTGATCTATACTATGTTAACTTTAGTAATTTTGGATTGACCGCTGACCAATTAGATGGATTCTATATTACACTAAGAGGCGAAGATTATCAATATAATTTAAACTCAAATTTAGTAGCAATTAAATTTGGTGGATTTGATGAAATTGACTTAACTGCACTCGCTAATCCAACAATTGAAGAGGTATTAAATTATTTACAAAATACTTCTGCACCAGGATTATCTAACTATTCATATCAAATAATTGAAACAACGTTTGGGCCTAGTGCACTTCCTCTTAGTCGAATAAAAGCAACTGCTACCTATCAGGATCCACAAAATCATTCAATTATTAAATTAATATCTATTGTAACCGGATTAGATTCAAGCCTGAATAAATGGACTCCAAGTTCTGCTAATTTAACAATATCATCAACTGATCCATTAATATATGGCCCATCTAGTTTACCTCAAACTGTATATGGCCCATCTAGTGTACCAGTACCTGCAATAACTGATGGAGAATATACATTAACTGACTTTGGCGGTTCTGAAACTCTATATGGTAATACATATTTAGCAGTAGGCGACCGATTAAGAATTCAAAATGATAATGGCGACTATATAGAAGGAACTATTACTCAAATGACAGTTGGCCAAACTGTTATTATAATTGATGAAGCTCACGGAGCAGGTATCCTATCTGATTTTAACCTATTTTTAATTGATACAGTATATACGTTTAATAAACCAGTATCAGTATTTAATCAAACTGAAATTGATAAAATTCAACAGAATTTATTACAAACAAATTTAAGAATTGATGAAGATCTATTATTTTTAGACTGTCCATTTGATGATTGCCTACAGACCTTAAACCCATATACTCCAGCTGCTGCCTCTAATATTAATTATTGGATTGATAAAGGCTTTGTTAAATATGATAATTCAGAAACCAGCCCATCGTCTATTCCAGCAAGTCAAACTGGTTATTTACCATCAAATTATGATGAAAATTCATTTAATTTAAGTAATATTAAATTAACATATGGTTCATTAATTGTTCCTTTACATCATCCTATTTTTATTACTATTGCAAACTTAGTTTCAAATATTGAAACTGTATGGACTTTAAAATTAAATAATGAACTTATTGTAAAAGTTATTTCAACATCTTATTTTATATGGAGATTTACTAAACCTGGTACTTATACACTTGACATTGACTCAGTTGATACTAGAGGAAATCACTCAATTTCAAATTCTAGTATTATAATATCAACCCTAGTTACCCCAAATGAGTATAAAAATTATATTGAAAAACAATTAAACATTCGAAAGTATAAAATAGAGCATAGTTAATATATGCTTAATAAATAATAAAGAAAAAATAAATAAAACATGACATTTACCGAAACAACCCTAGCTACCTCTTCATTATTGGAGACAACTTTTATCTCAGATATGAGATTAATAGTTAATGCAAATACTACAATTGTTAAATCTAAAGTAGAAGATATTATTAATGATCTTCAAATTGATTTAGTAAATAAATATATTGGTGTTGATATTCCGATTGAACAATTATATACCAATGATGCCGTTATTTCAAATCAATTATTATTTAAAAGTGGTACTTCTGGTACTTCAGATACAATTGCTAGTTTAACTCAGACTGCCGGGACTTCAGCATTCTTAGCTGATAATATAAACTTTACCCGAACATTAACCTCATTAGCGGCTGGTTCTAAAGTATTAACTCCGTCCGTTGTTATTGGAACTACTGTAGGAAATGCAGCAGTTAGCTTTCCAACCTCTGGTGGATCTGGAGTTGTAGATAGGGGTTTATATGTAGGTGATGCAACTACACCAATTAGTGCAAGTTTTTATGGAGAAGTTAATATTAAAAAACAGGCAGTGGTTCAAAGTTATAATACTGACTTTGATACAGTAGGTACAGTTAGAACACTAGAGTTAACCTCAGTAGATGTAACCCCAGTTTCAACCAGTGGACTATACGCAAATTTAACACTTTCAAAAACTGATCCTCAGTTTATATATGTTAATTTAAAAACACCGGCTGCTTTTACCCTAGCTGCAACTAATTCAATTTATTTACTATTACACGAAGATTTTACAACAACTACAAGTAGACCAGTTGCTGGTCAAACCTTTACTATTATTTTAAATAACTTAATTAATAATAGTAGTGTT